CCTAACGCACCTGCTAAGCAAAGCAAGTTCCAGCGTGTCCGTGAAGCGTTTAAGCCTGATGCCGAACTCGCTGAAATCCAGGCGTCTAGGAAAGCCACGCGCCAAGCTACACCCAAGGCTATCGTTACCCCTGTCGATAAGCCCAAGGCTGAGGCCAAGCCCGAAGGTCGCATAACGCGTACCGTGAAAGCCCCGGGCCGTGCGGTTACTGCTACTGTCAGCGCAGCTAAGAAGCAGGCAGCATCCCTCACCCGTCAGATTGCTGACGCAGCTAGCCCTGTCGCTGCCGCTGAAAAGAAGGCCGCGAAGAGTGCTATCGTAACCCCCGTAGATAAGCCCGCAGTAGCGGTTGGTGAGTTTGAAGACCTAGCTCCCGATCAGCTCCAAGCCAGGCAGAAGGAGCTTGAAGCGCGAATCGAGACTGGTCGCGCTCGGACGGAGGCCAAGGCGGCTGGTTCGAAGCTCAAGAAGGATCTCGCAGCCGAGCGGAAGAAGAACGTCAAGCTTGGCGGTAGTGAAGCCAAGAAGCCTACTATCACTACCCCAGTAGACGCGGATGCAGTTAAGCAACGCGACATCGCCCGCACCAGACAGGAGGCTGCGCGACTACAGACAGCCATCCATAGAGCCGAAGCTTCCCCGAACATACAGTCCGAGCAGAAGCTGGAGACCACACCTGATGAACGCCGCCAAGGTGAGCAAAGGGTAACAGGTCGCCGAGACCAGCCAAGCAGGGCTAAAGCTGGTGAAGTTGGCAAGGCACCTAAGCAGGGTACTCGACGTGCCCGTGGTTCTGACAGGCGAGGACGCGCCCTCCCGGCAACAGTAGCAAGAGAGAAAGCAGCCAAGGCCCCGGCCGTAGATACAAAGCTCGCAAAGAAGCTGGAGACTGCGAGGGAGTTGAACGCTAAGCTCAAGGCTAAGAAGGAAGGAACTACATACAGCGGACGGCCTTCAAGGTACGACCCGGCCAAGGTGATTACACCCAAGCCCCCGGTTCCCCAAAAGGCCGCACCGAAGCCCCCGGCTAAGCCTGTCGAGCACCCCCTAGGCGCGGACCTCGCCGCCATCGAAAACGCTAAGCAGTACACGACCGCAGACGCAGCACGCCGTATAGCCAAAGAAGCCCCCAAGCGGCTCCCTGAGAGGCCGCTAGATGCGCTGGGTATTGCTGCTGGTCGGCCCTATGACACCAGTCCCGAGGCGACCAAGGTTGCAGCTAAGACAGAGGCAGAGTTCACTCCGTGGAGTGATGATAAGATGAAGAACGCCACCGTGGAAGAGCGTACGGCGTATCAGCGGCGACTTGAAGCTAGCCTTGGTCAGACAGAGGCCGGTGGTCCGACCACGGCTGAGACAGCTAAACAGAAGAAGGCAGCGCAAAAGTTCTATAACGAGAAGCAAAAGCGTATTGAGCAGCAAGGCTCCTTCAAGAAGGGGACCTCCACAGCAATCGATCCTGCTGTTATAGGAGCGCAGCCGAAGGCTGTGGCTGTGACGCCGCCCTCGATCCAGCGCCGCCCCACTAAGGATCTTATCAGAGAGCAAGGTATCGACGTCCGGAAGGTCCCGGCACGGACAGCGCCTGAAGCCGACGCGACTACTGAAGAGTGGAATAAGAAGGCTAAGAACGCTGAAGCTGCTCGCACCCCGGTTGAGCAAGCCAAGCTAGACGCTAAGGCGCTGGGCGTCCAAATTGCTGAGACCGAGGCTCGAAAGAGTACACTCGGTGCGAAGCTGAAGGAAGCGGCCGGTGCTCCTATAGATACCCTCACTGCCGACGTGGCTAAGTTCAAAGGCCAGCGCATCGTTCGATCTCTTCTCAGTTCCGAAGGCGAGTTCGAGACCCGTATCCTTGAAGGGGGTGCTCTGGAGAAGACCGTTGTGGAGGCCCAAGAAGACCTACGTAAGGGTGGAGAGCGCAGATCTGGAGAAGCTACACGCCGGAGATTCGCAACCCGCTCTACCGCTGCTGAAGCGAGCGACTTGCTCACCGAAGCAGACGTCAAGGAGAGAGTTGGTGGCAAGCAGGTTGGTGCCAAGAAGGGCACGCGCCGTGAGAAGCAGACTGGTGGAGACCGACGCCAGAAGGGTTCAACTTGGAAGCCGGTGGACATCGGTGAGGAGCTAGCGAAGCCTGAGAATCTGAGACCTGGTGGCCTCCCGGATAGACGCGGTCGTACCTTACTAGACCTCGACCTTGGTGAGCTGAAAGACGGTGCCGCTCGCGGTGACGCCAACGCTAAGGAGACCTTGAGGCAGTACAGGCTTGAGCTAAAGGGTATACAGAAAGAGCGACGTGCGACAGATACCGCTCCGCGTGAGTCTGCCCGGCTCCAACTCGATATTGAACGAGCTGAGCAAGGTATCGGCATAACGGAATCCACGTCAACGTGGGACCCGAAGGCACAGCGCCGCGTGCTTACACCGCAGATGAATGTGGAAGCCGATCTCATGCCCGACGTCAGGGTATACAGCGGAGACCCGATCAAGGCGAACACCCTTGAGCGCATGAACAAGCGGATCTCTGACTTTGAGAAGAGACTGAAGAACGATCCGAACGTGGTGTACCAAGCTGAGGAAACGCTTGAGAAACTGAAGCGACAGCGTGACGGACTCACCCAGGAAGTGGCGAGAGAAGCGCAGACCCGACAGTTCCCGAAAGCTGCGTCCGAGCGGGCTGAAGGTGCCAGGGTCCCGGGCGAAAAGGTTATCCCCCGAACAGAAGCCCGTGGGCACGTCAGAGGTGAGACAAGTAGACGCGACGTACAGAAGGCGCCTGAGCGTAGAGCTTCCCCGACAGGGACGCCCGATGCTGCGGAAGGCAAGCAGGAGAGGCGCCCCACACCGCGTAGAACACGCCCGCACATTGGACCGGAACGCGGCAGAACAGTGCGCCCCGCTCCGGATCTCAAGATTGGTGAAAAGATCGCGCGTGATCGGCCTGTTGGCTGGATTGCTGAAGATCCTAACATATGGAAAAGATCGCTAGAGCGAGCAGGTAGACCGAGACCTTTGACCAGTCCTTCTATCGGGTCTAACGTTGGAGCAAACATCTCAGAAGCCTTCAAGAAACTAAGCGGTGCAGTTATGCGAGGCGCCAAGAAGCCTAAGGTTGTCGGTGGACTCGTAGCCGGTCTAGGTGCTGGTACTGCTTTGTTCGCAGCACCAGAAATTGCTAGCGCCTACATGGATGCTTCAGGTGCTCAGCGAGAAAGAATCAAAGCCGCAGGCGGACAGGCGCTTGAATCTGGTATCGAGGTGGGGGCTAGCCTCGGGCTATTTACAGCAGGCGTCGCTGGGTTGAGGAAGGCTGCACCTAAAGTCCTTAAGCCTGCAGTTGGTGGCCTCGCGCGGATAGGCGGTTCTTTGGCAGTGGGCTGGACCGCAGGGGCTTTCGCAGGCGACATCTACAGTAGAGTCAAGAGCGTGTCTGAAAAGACCAAGAGAGAAGCAGCATACAACAAGGCAAAATACGGCACCATAGAAGCAGCCACCCGTACAAGGAAGGGCTTGAAGGCAGATGGAACCCGAATGACGCTCGACGATACCGAAGAAATAGCTCGACGGTGGGAACGAGAACAAGCAAAACTAAAAGCGTCGAGGCGCTAAGGAGCAGAAATGTCAGCATTTAACAATATGAGCAAAGAAAGTTTGGCTAAAAAGATCGCTGAAAAGCGCGCCAAACAAAAGGAAGTTAAAAGTCTAAGGAAAAAGCATCGCTCTGAGAGGCGTGCTGCTGTCAAGGGTTACAGGAAAGACAAGGAAATGTCTAAGAAAGACCGCCGTAGAGCTATCAAGAGTGTTAGAAAGTTCCACAGGGTAAGCGACAAGGGTGAAGTAGGCGGCTTCGCCGCGGTCGGCAAGTATCATGCTAAAGTAGCAGCCAAGATTAAGGCCCGGACTGCCAAGAAACAACGCAAGACTGACCGTAGAACTGCTAAACGAGCGGCCCGCACTACTAGGAAAGAGAACAAAGCTTCGATGAAAAAGAAGATGAAAAGCGGTACATCCCTAAAGCAGGATACAGCTTTCTTCAAGCGCAATGCTAAACAACGTGGCATGAAGCTCTCTGCTTACTACGCCAAGTACGTCAAATAGGAGAAGGAAATGAAAGCAAAAGTTAGAACTCTGAAGTCTCAAGGCAAGTACCCGAAGGGTGCAGATAAGAAGGATTCCAATAAAGGCTACGAAAAGGGCATGGCTAAGAAGGACGAAAACAAGCCCGTTAGCCGGAAAGAGAAGTTCAAGGCCATGCTTGAGAAATGGAAGGCCAAGAAGAAAGGCAAGAAGTAATGCTGAACAACGAACAAGAGCCCAAGAAGAAAAAGAAGAAGGGTCTCCTGTCTGAGAAGATGGGCCTAGACCAGGGCTCTGAAACGTTTGCACCTCCTAAGCCCCCGCCGGAGGTATTCCCCGGCTCGGCTGAAGAGGAGCTGAACAAGCGCAGTAGAGATGGAGTTGTGAGCGACAAGATTCACAACAAACTCAACAATAGAAAAGGAGCCCCCCGTGCCCGATAAGAAACTGACGCTAGACGAAGCTCTGGCTTTATTGGATAAGCATAAAGCAGACGCCACAGCAGCTACTGATGCCGAGAAGGCCAAGCTTAAGAAGAAGGAAAAAGTCAAAGACCTCCTCAAAGAAGGCGCCAAGCAAGGACGCGGCGGTCTCAACATAAACCAGCGCCGCTTGCTGGATCAGGTAGATTAAATGTTGACCCCCAGTTCTAAAGCTCTGAAGTGGCTGAACCCAGACGACAAGAAAGCCGTCAAGAAGGCCCTCTTGAAGCTTCGACAGAAGGCTCGCAAGAAGGGAGAGAAGGAAGGTTCCTTGTTCAAGACCATCGACAAAGCCTTCATCCCTGGAAAGGCAGGTGGCGTTACTAGACAAGGCGGTGGTACTACAAGGGGAGACTAGAAAGACTGATTTTCGCCTGTGATTACGGTCACAGGCTGGCCCAGCAGGGACCGGCTCTCCCTCCTATCCCTGCTGCGGCCTCATCTTATGGGAAGAGTTGCACTTTTGTTGCAGATTTCCTATAATTAAGAGAGAGAGTGCGAAGTATCTACCGTAGTTAGCTGCGTTGTGGCCCGCTCTCCCACGTAAAGATGCTTCATTTCCGCCATTCCCAGGCGTTAAAGGAGATGCGTAATGAAGGACAAAGACGAGACAACCGATGTAAACAAGGACGAGGTAGAAGCAAAGCTACAGCGTGCCCTGGAGGGATCATCGACCCCAGAAACAGAATTGGAAACCCCCACCGAAGAAGCTGCAACTGAGACAGACGACAAAGAAGAGAACCGCGTCCCTCAGAGTCGTTTCAACGAGATCAACGACTCCCTGAAAGCCTCCAAACTGGAAGCATCAGAGACCCGCGATCAGCTTGCGAAGTCGCAAGATAGGCTAGTTGAACTGACACAGATTCTGGAAGCTAAAGATACAGACGTTGCTACCCTCAATGAAATCAAAAGTTTCATAAATGACCCAGAGATGAAGGATCACGTTATCGCGATTGATCAAAAACTCAAGGGGATTGAGGCTATCAAAGAGGAAGTAAACGCTGGCGAGACAACCCCGGAGGACGCAGTCCGACAAACCCGAGACCTTCTTGAAGAGGCCCGGACAGAGCTGCGAGACTCTCAGGACGATGTTAAGGCCGATCAACTGATAGCTAAAGTTGATGCCACTGTTGACAAGCTGCTGAATGCACTACCTGATGAGTATAACGCTGATGACCTCGGTGTTATCAATGATCTCTTTCATGAGAAGGTTAACTGGGACGCCTTAATCGCGGAACCGGAGAGCCTCTCGGAAATCCTTACTGAGGGTTTTCAAGCGACCATTGACAAGTATGGCATGCCCCGTGGAGCGTTGTTCAATGCTGAAGAAGTTGAAGTGTTGACACCTGAAGCTGCTGAGTCTACCCAAACTCCCGTTGAGGAGTTGACTGACTTGATGAAGCTGCCTTGGGGCGGATTGAAGAAAACGGAAGTCGGAGGCAAGACCGTGGTCGAGCCTGAACTGAGTGACGATGAATTCAATGCCGTTCTATCACAGACTCTCAAGTTGGCCCATGAGAAGGCAGAGTAGCTCAACTTAGGAGCTTTGAACCATGATTACATTTAACACCCTTGGTGATATGCTTCTGCGTCGATACATCGTGGACTTTATTGCTCAGATGCAGAATCTGTCCGCGCCCATCTATACGCAACTCCAAGAAGACACCAATTTTCAGCCTTCGGGCGATGGTGCTTACTTCGCGATTCGTATTGCGGGCAACGAAGCGGGTGGTGGCTGGCGTGCGACGGACGACAATGTCCTCCCGACAGCAAGCAATGAGAACGTAAAGAAGGCACGCGTTCGACCCAAGAAGTATTACCACACAGTGACCTTCTCTGGTCTGGCTGAAGCAGTTTCAGCTAGAGGCGGGGAAGATGCTTTCGCGTCTGGCATTACTGATGCAATTAGTCAGGCTGTCAAGCGCGCAGGCGCACGTTTCGAGACTGACTTCCTTCGGGGAGACGGTACGGGACGTTTGACCAACACGTCGGCGAGTCCGAGTGCTGTAACCGCTATCGCAGTGGACGACGCTCGACCGTTCCGTTCTGGTCAAGTCATTGTTGGCCTGAGTAACTCGACTGGCCTCCGGATCTTCGGTCCGGTAACAGTCGTTTCTAGATCCATCAGCGGCAAGACAATTACGGTTTCCAGTGCAGTGACTGGTTCCGGTAGTGCTAACGATGGTATTTACATCTCTGGTGAGCAGTCCGAGGCCTCGGCCCCGGCTGAAGTGACCGCTCTTGGTCTCCCGGCAATCGTGTCGGCCACCGGAACCATCTACAACCTTTCTCGAACCACGTATCCGATCCTTCAGTCGAAGGTAATCGCTGCGGGCTCGGTGGCTCTTGACGAAGCTCTGCTTCGCCGACTGCGTCGCCAGCTCTTGGTTGAGACCGATGTTGGAAGTCTTGAAGGTTTCGCAATGATCAGTAACTGGGAACAGTATGATCGTTACACCGAAATCGCCTTGCCCTTCCGTCGGTTCAATGACATGCGGTTGGAGTTGGGCGCACAGCAAGAGCTGACTACGTTTGAAGGCCGTCCCTGGCTGATCTCGCATCAGGCTCTTCCGGATCAGGTGTTCCAGTTGAACCTTGGTGCGATTGTGCGTGGCGTTGTTAGGCCACTGTCTATTGACGAACGCGTGAATATGGCGTGGGTACCCGGACAGGACGCCTTTACAGTGCTAATGAAATATTACGGAGAAAATGTTGCGAGAATGCCTAACCAGACAGCCAAGCTGACTGGTCTGACAACTCCGACGTACTAAGCCGTAAGCAAGTAAGTACTGTAACATAGTGATAATATAGGGCGGGGGGCTTACGCCTCTCGCCCTATGTTGCAAAAGTTTGAAAGAAAAGCTATAATTAAACTATATAGCTAGTGATACGCAATTCATATGCAAGGGAGATGCAAATGAAGTACTGTCCGAAGTGTGATACAAGTAAAAACGAAGAAGGATTCGCCAAAGACAAATCACGGTACGACGGCCTTCAAGGGTACTGTAAACCGTGTCGTGTTGAGATGGTTACAAAGCGTCGCAAAACGAAAGAAGGACACAAAGCACTTAGAAAGTACCGTAGCAGTGCTAAAGGAAAAGCATCCGTAAACGCTGCATCAAAGAAGTACAAACAGACAGCCCGCGGAAAAGAAAAGAAACAAGCCTACGAAAGAAAGCGGTATCACGAAAACATCGAGTACTACAGACTAAAGAACAGAGCAAGAAAGTCAAAGGGAGCATCTATCGCAGTACTCAAGCAAATCCAAGAACGAGACAAGATCTGTCAACTCTGTGGCTCAGACAAAGAACTTCAGTTTGATCACATCCGCCCTGTTTCTTATGGTGGGGTTGGCACTCTTGAGAACCTACAGATTTTATGCCGTGAATGTAACGGCTTCAAAAGTAACAACTTCTTCCTACCCGGAGGAGGTATGTTGGTAACACATGGAAAGCTAGTCTAGTAATAATGAAACAAATGTAAGGAGATTTACAAATGGCTAATGACACAACCGCTCTACTCAACGTCGTACATGTCGACGACAGGAACGGCAACCACTACTGGATCTGTGATGTATGGCACACTACTGGTACGGATACTGATATCTTCGTACCTAATAGCGTGCTATCAGCAGCTCAGATCCCTGATGACGCTTCCAACGGCGGCTCAGTGACGATTACCAACGATACTGACAGTACCGAAGCCGAGGCTGTCATTAAAGAAGTCGTAGTCGCGTCCGCAATAGCAACGGGTCTCGTTAAACTGATCATCCGCTTCAGCGGTTCGGCTGCTGGCATGGGTTCGGGAACTGGCGTACTTTAAGGAGGGCTAAACGATGGCATTGCTATTTCCCTCTAAACAAGTCGCAATCGATCTTCAAAACGGAACGACCTTGGTAGTTACAAAAGTTACTGCTATTACGGTTGCCAATGACTTCATTGAGCTTCCGACATACCTTGATGCTGTGAATTTGAATCCTGCGAAGGATACAAGCGACCCTACATTCTATCTTGCTGGTGGAGATAGATGTGTTGGGTGGCTCGCAGCTTCGGTTGGCACGGAGTACACAGTTGTCTCCCAGCATAGTGGTATTGTAAACTTCGCTCCAGGCGGTGCAACCGCTGACGATCCCAAGTAAAGGAGAAGAATATGGCTCAATTATTTCCCTCCAAACAAGCATTCGTGGATCTGAAGGATGACACGCAGGTGCTGGTGTCTACCGTCAAAATTACGAGTTCTACTTCGGATCACTTGGAGCTTCCGAACGCGGTTGATGCGGCTGTACTTACAGCCTCAGGCGCGACGGATCCTGAGTTCTACATCGTTCACCCTGATGGTGCCACACTGGCTATCGACGGTGCTACGGTAGGGACAGAATACATTGTTGTCTCCAACCACGTTGGTGGCGTCAACTTCTTCCCAGGTAGATCTACCTTGGACACTCCGAAGTAGATGGAAAAGATATTTGTAACATGTGTGATCGGGCTCACCCTCGTGGTAGGGGGGTGCGCCACCACACACAACTGGTTCTATCGCTCTGATGGGACTATATGTGCTGAGACTAGATCTACTGTTCTCGGTACTGGTGAAACTGAACTCTATATCGTTGACAAGGATTGTGCAATCACCCTTATATACGACACAAAAGATACAGGAATCAGTGATAACGCTAAAGACCTAGGTGGCGAGATCGCTGAAGGCCTTGTGAAAGGCGCTGTTAAAGGAGTAATACCCCTACCATGAGTACAGTAATCGAGAATACAGATTGGTACCTTACGCTAATAGATCAGAAAACTCCTGACTTTAGGGATGACGGCCTTTCTGGTGGCTTCCCTGACTGGATGTACAAGCGTTGGAACCTAAGCATAGCAGGACGTGTCCATGACTGGCACTACTGCACACGATGTCATAAAGCAGGTTCTATGACAGACCCACAAAAGAGATGGGCTGACAAGGCTCTGCGAAAGCACGCAAGAGAACTACTCCCTGCGTATCTAAATCTAGCACCGATCATACTCTACATTGGAGTGTATATCGGAGGTGGGTTTGGTTCTTGGGATAGCTGCGACACTTCGGTCGGTGACCGGTGTCGTCACAACATCAAACAGCCTGATTGGATGGCTGATGAATAAGGAGAAATACAATGGCTGATGGTGATATTACGACTATCACAGAATATGGGCGCTTTGCGATTCCCGGAGCAGGCCACAACTTGCAAGGTATGGCAAAGAACAACAAGGTTCTTGTTTGGGGTCGCCTCGTTGGGACATATGACACACTAGGGCTGGCTCTTATAGATCGTGGTGGTCTTAGAGCACTAGGTGTTTCAGTTGCGGACTTCTGGTCTTTCACGGTTCGGTACTGCGGCAGTACGGCAACGACAGTTCCTACTGACCTCAAGTTGTTCTTGGCAGACTTGGAACTACTTACTACTCCCGGCAGAATCTTTGTTGCTGATGAGGTTGGCCAAGATCCTCCGGCAGAACCGTCGGATGCTGAGTCTGTTACTATCGACTTCCTCGTAATTGGTGAAGACGCAACCGCACCGGAACTGGTGTAAAGGAGTAAACAATGGCTAATGGTGACATTACAGCAGTAAAGGTACTGTACAGCCAATCGCTCGGCGGTGGGCAAGATGAAAACGGTACTAAGAAGAACACCAAGAGATTCGTTGTTGGTGAGATTACAGCGACCTACCTTGATGCAGGCATCGCAGTGAACAAGCTTGGTGGTCCTAATGCTTTTGGGGTTGACAAACTTGACTTTGTGAAGCTGCAAATGATCCGAATAAATACCACGTACCCTGATGCTGAAGCGCTTCAGATTGCGAACTACGACGTGACCAATCAGAAGATCTTCATTGTAGCAGACGAAGGTGCAGGGACACCAGCAAACCCGGACGTAGGTGCAACAATTGTTATTAGTTTTCTAGCGTGTGGCGATGATGCTGACGCACCGGAACTCACATAAGGAGATAAAAGATGGCTAGTGGAGATATTACAAACGTCCAGTGTTTGGGCCGCTTCTTGCTGCCTGGTGGAGGTAACACCCGTACTGGTAAGCAAGTCCAGAACAAGATTGTAACTTGGGGAAAGATCACTTGTACTTACGTGAGTACAGGTATTAACCCGGATAGCGCAACAGGTTCACTAGGGCAAGGCGCGACATTCACTAAGACAGTGTTTGGTCTCGAAACCCTCGACTTTGTTGAACTGACGCTTTATAAAACCAGCGGCGCTGTTGCGACTAAAGATATCGTTAGAACCTTTCAGCTTGACACTGGTAGTGATCTAATCTTTGGATTGGAAACCATCGGTGTCGACGCTGGCGGCGGATCGGCTGCGCCTACAGACGGCGACACGTTGGATCTCAGGTGGCTGGCAGTTGGTGACGCGCACAACGCGGACCTGACATAAACTAAGTGACTCTACGCTGCGCTGATTGTGGCATGCCGATCAAAAGGAAGCGACTCGCGGGTCGTGCTCCGAAGTACTGTGAAGTGTGCCGCAAAAAGAGGCAGGATGAGTTTAAGAAAAGGAGTAAATAATGACTACAGTAGCATACCCTGACAAGGCGATTATCGCCGCTCTCGGTCCTTTCAAGATCGAAGTTGTGCGTTTGACCTCAGTTAGTGACGGAGAAACGTACGTGAGCAGACTGGCTCAGCCTATCGCTGCGTTCATGTTTCCTGGCACTGATGCTGGTAGCACAACTCAGAATCAATCGGCCGTGGTTAATGCGGCAGCTACATCTGCCACTCAGAAAACCATTACGCTCTATGATCCGGCGGTGACAACCCAGACTCTGATTGTAATCGGATTCTAAGAAACGCAACATAATCCCGGGGAGAGGATGATGAAACTACCTAGTACGCTACGACCCAGTAACTCGGAATACAAAGAATGCATGCCTGGGAAGGACTTACCTTCTTGGTTCATGAATGATTTGAAATCAATCGATGAGAGACTGTACATCGTGTACCACCCCTTTGCTACAATCTGGGATGACATGATGAACCAGTACGAGGGCGAACTAGAAGATCCACGTTTTACCATCCACCGGGAGCACGGCCAAGAGGTATGGGGCTTTGTCACCACAGATGGTGTCGGAGCCCCACTCCCCGAGTGTGCGTGGCATGTGTGGAGGCTCTGTGAGCCCCACGGATGGGCACATGTGGTAAGAGTAGAATCCAAGGAAGGAGAGTACCTCAAGCTGATAGTTGACAGACTAAGTATCCAAGCCCGGTTCCGTGACCGTTACGGAGACATCGCCTGGAATCGGAACACAAGCTTCGAAAGTGAAGAAGCACAGGTCAAAGCACAGGACGCACATCAAGAGATGTTCGAAGCTGTGCAAGAAGAAAACTCATGGTTGACTCGAAACGCTAGGGATAATATGGCAAGGGGAGTCACAGCACCTACTAACCCCCAAAAAGAGACCATTATTAGCTATTCGGGTCAGAAAAACAGGTCAAGGTTGAGCCGTCCTCTTGAAGACGCGGACGTTGGGCTGAAAGGAATCGAAGATCTCTGACTCCTAAATAAGGAGACCAAGTATGGCACAGCTTACCGGAACCCTGGGGAACTTTATTATCAGGGTTCGTAGATACGTCGGCGAGGAGCAAGCATCCACTAGCTATTGGAGCGAAGACCTAGTCAAGCAAATATTCAACTCATGCTACCGAAGGCGGTGCGCGCAACTGATCATGGCGTACGAAGGCTACTTTACAGTAGTGGCTACCCGAGACACAGTCTCTCTACAAGAACGGTACGCGTGGCCCACGAACTTTGAACGCCTCTTCAAGCTGGAGCTAGTCCGTTCAAACGGCACGACCGTGCCTGTTCAGCGACAAGAAAGACACTACGGTTCGAAACCCGCACCCGCGGGTAGCGGAGACTCCTACCTCCCCGCATACAGATCAATCGGCAGTGGCTTTGTCCTTGAGCCCGCCCCCGTAACAGGGGTGAAGGGACAGATCCGGATGGAGTACTGCGTCACACCTACCGAATTGACAGAAAGCGACGATCAACTCCACTCTGACTTCCCCACTATGATGGATGAGATCCTAGTGCTGGACGCTGCGGTAGCTCTGTTCGACCAAGAGCAGACGCAGGAAGAGGGCAGGGTCAGGAGTTTACTTAGACTGCGTGCTGAATGGGAACTGGACTGGGAGCGGTTTATCGACAACCGAATGATTTCCTCTAACAGCGTCACCCCCTTCCGCGGTCCATATCGAGACGCATAATGGGTAGAGAGCATATCCCGTACCTTGACATCAAAGGATTTCAAGGGCTCTACACGAAGAGCACCCCCGAAGTCTTGCAGGCTGAGCAGCTTTCGATTGCTCAGAACTGTGACTTCTTCGAAGAGTACGGTGCTATTTCTAAGATACGTGGTAGCTCTAGAGTCTTAAACACCCCCTACACTGAAAGGGGCTCGACCAAGAAGGTTACATGGGTTGAGTTCTTCAAGTCGGCTGACCTTGACGGTACCATCCTACGCCAGACAATGACGGCAGCAGGTACCATACTTGGCCGAGTCGAGAACGGTGCGATAACCCCGCTCCTCACAGGTAGGACAGCTGACCTATACCACCACTCAACCTTCCTCGACAGATTCATGTTCGTCACTAACTACGACCCCGATAAGGTGGGTGTAGGCGATGACCTCGTCAAGTACGACGGCGCTGTGTTCACCAAATGGGGTGTAGCCCCCCCGGGTGCTGAGATTACGGTCGTCGAGGAGTTCGATGACGCTTCCGCTTGGGCACCCCACCTCTGTGAGCTATCCGATCAAGCCAGCGGCACCACAGGGCATGTTACCTGGGACGGATCGGCTGTGCGGATTGACGCCGCAGGACAGAGCGGGCCCCCCATCGGTTCTTCCGCCTTCTACGCATCAGACGTGTTCTCCTTTGAGAAAGCACACGCTGACTCTGGGTTCTATGCCCAAGGAGACGCCCGAGAGAATCCAGAAGCGATCCGGAACCGAGTATCGTTCTTCACATACTTCCCCCGTGGCTCACTGACCAAGTCACTGACCTTTCCGACCAACCAGGGCTTCAAGACAGCAGGCCCTGTGTTGTCTGTGTACGTCAGTCCGGACAGTGATACCACGGCCAACAACAACTGGCAATTCGACTTCACAAACGGAGTGATTAGAGAAGGATGGAACAAAATAAGGCTCGACTTTGCATCAGGGGCACCGGGTAGTGGTCAATTCAACTCCCCGGTCGGACAACAAACAGGATACTTCTACCCAGAGGACCAGACGATACGAAGAACGCGTTTTGAGTTCTATCTCTCAACAGCCCAGACGGTCACCAGCGGGCTTCGGATTGACAAATACCAGAAGGCCGACGAGGGTGCGCCCGTTGCGACGCCCTCAGGGGAGGGCGAGGGTGAACTCACTGGCGTCTACAGCTATAAGATTGTTTACGTTTCTAAGTATGGTCATCTTAGTAATGCTGGTCCTGCTTCTGTATCTGTGGCCGCCGATCATCACCTCCAAATTGACCTCACTCGGGTCCCGGTTTCGCTGGATACGCAAGTCACAACGCGACGGATCTACCGAACAGTAGGCAATGGATCGGTCTGGCTGTACCTTGACGAGATCCTCGACAACACCACCACCACCTACAAGGACATCGTTGCGGACGGTAGCCTCGGCAATGAGACCGCGCCGCAGGCAGGGGACTACGCAGACGATAACTCCGTACCCCCGCGATGCTCCATCGTGTACGCGTGGAAGAAAACAATCCTGATGGCCGGTGACCCCCAGAACCCATACACCCTGTACTACTCTGAGGACGCCGAGCCTGAAAGCTTCCCGCTCATCAACGCCCTGGACATGGACGCCAAGATCACGGCCATCTATGAGACCTACGCAGGGGCGGTGATTGAGACTGAGACTGGTAAGTGGCAGCTCATCGGCGACAACCCTGACTTCTCCTTCGACAAGATCGTACACGGCATGGGCTGTGTGGGTCGGAGGGCTGCTGGGAATGCTCGCCTGATCGGTTACTCAGTTGACCGTGACGGGCTGAGGCTCTTCGACCTCAGTGAGACCCAGAAGATCAGTGAGCCTATCCGGGACAAGTACGATTCCAGCGACGTGAACAAGGCCAACATCGAGCTGATACACACGGTCCACAGTAGAGCTAAGAACATGATCCTTCAGTTCAACCCGGATGCTTCAGGGGGTTACTCCTCAATCTTCTGCTACCAGTACCCGATTGACTCTGTTGAGGTGGGGTATTGGTCGGAGATCGTCACTCCTCCTGCTGCTAACTTGAACTTCCAGGATGCGTGTGAGATCGAAGACGCTAATGGACAGTTCCAAATCCTGGCAGGCGGGGCAGACGGGATGATTTACAGGCTGTTCAACGACTCCTCCAAGAACTGGGTGGACGCGACTGGAGTTGAGTACCCCATCGATACCATGATCCGGACCCACTACCTAAGGGCTGGTGGGTTGGGTGCTGATGTATTCCAGGCTACAGGCCGGATGCACCCGCACACAATAGAGATGAGGATTGGGAGCGACGACGCTTGTACATGGACAGCTACAGTGGAGATGGCTAAGGGTATCACACAGACCCTAGCTACTTCCAGCTCTGCGGTGTCGTTGCAGTTTGGGCTCAACGACGGGATACGTAGAATGAGGGTGCCTTCGGCCGGGTCTACGCCTGAGGAGTACGTCAGGCTTACGTTCCGAAACGCTCAAGCAGATGTCTATACGAAGATCTTGGGCGCCAGGTTCTACTACAAGACACAGCCAGCAAACTTCATAGACACCGGCATCGACAATACGATAGCATAATGGGTCGCGTACAGTCCCTCGTTACTCAGACCGAAGTACGGCTTCGGAAATGGCCTGCTGGCAGGGTGTCTCAACTCAAGTTGTTCCTTGGTCATCTTGAGCAGGCCGTGGGTATATCCTTAGCCGCTCAGGTGCAGCAGTCGCCTCAACGTACGTTTTCTGAGTTCGTGCCTAAGATCGTACCGCAGGATATCACGACTGCGGTATCGTTCAAAGAAATCAGGGTGAGTTTTGAGACTCCTAGAGGGATCAAGAACCTCTTGTTCTATGAGTATCAGCTCAGTGCGACAGAAGGGTTCTACAACTTCGACCAGTTCCAGTCACCCGAGACTACGTACATCTGGCCGGGTTTAGATGAAGGGGTACAGTACTTCCTAAGGATCAGGATAGTCACTAAGAACGGAGAGGTAGGGCCTTGGTCTGATGCGCTCGATGTATCTACTCCGTACTCTCAATCGTATGGACTCTATGACGGCAGTGAGTCAGCCACTAGGGTATCGGCCAAGAACAACAATCCGTGGACCCCTATCTTTGATAGAGACTACACAGCGATTGGAGGGAAGGCATACTACGCTATTGACTTTGAAGTGAAGGTAGCGAGAGATTGGTCTTTCTCTACTGCGAAAGAGAATCAGGGAAATGTAGAGTGGACAGATTGCGAGTTCAGATGGATGGAGAACGTAGGAGCGACAGGGGAAGACTCCGACTACGTACAAAAGGGTCGACAGTTCTTTGCTACCGCGTATGCTACTAACAGCAACTTCGGAGTATCTGGCTTCTATGCCTTTAGTGTTGGTGTTGAAGAGTTCTATTCGCCTCTAATCTCACCGGGAGCGTGGGAGTGCCCGAGGAGAGGAACCTTCGTACAGAAGTTCTCAACAATGCAGGGGGGTGACTACGGGTTACGACTTGAAGGAAGGGTCATGTCTGCTCCTAACAGAGCCAATGCATTCTATCCAATTGACTTCCGAACTAAGTTCCAATACGAAAGCGATGCCATCGTGAAAGTCAAGAACTTTAATATCTTTGAATCATTGGTGACGTAATGGCTGGAGAGTTCTTAGGTAGCTTCTCAAAGTTCTTCACGAACCTGACCAAATCCCAACGCCAGGAGCTGGATCGAGCGTTTGCGGACTTACAGAATATGAAAGAGATGACTAGCTTAGACGAGTCGCTTAGGCTGCTGAAACGCAAACCGGATCAGAGCCTACCGATTCCCCAGCTAACCTCTAGTGAATCGATACAAGGTGCAATTATTACTTGGCCTGCGCTGCCCGATCAAAGGATTAATTTCTACGAGGCGCACGTATCGACGTTCAGTAATTTCTCAACATTCACTACAGTTACTACGTTTGGACAAGACATTGTGCTTGAAGGATTACAGTCAGCAAGATATATTAGAGTGCGCGGAGTTAGACGAGACGGTACAACTACCCCGTTTTCAGAAGTACTAACTGTCGACCCTCAACTATTTGAGATAAGGGCGCATAGTGCTGAGAGCTTCTACACTACGTTAGAAGTAAACACAGCGCACACAATCCTGGGTGGATTGGGAACGGACTTGCAATACACACCGCTTAATCCCGGTGGTACTAGCATGGTATGGGGCTTTCTAACAGGGTACGCAGACCCTGCATGTGCTTTCATTGGTGATGGAAAGATACAAGCCTCGGTATGGGTGGCTGTCTATGATAGTCAAGGTAGCTTGATAAGCGATACTGAGTATGAGCGCCTCACGTTCGGAGAAAACTACAACTCCTTAAACATAGGACCGTTCCCTGTGGAGCACCCAGACTCTGGTTCATCCGTAGTGGTAAGGGTAGTTGCGTGGGATCTGACAACAACTGAAACTGGTGGGGTGAGAAAAGCTAACTCTACATTGATTGAATGGTGTCACCTTAATGCACTTGAAGCGGGAGCAGGATAATGGCTAGACGAAGAAATGCAATCTTTCATAGGTTCAGCAGAATGCGAGGGCTTCCGCCCGACGAGAAGATGTTGCTGCAAAGAATCGGAAACCTAATGGACGCTGCTCTTAATAATAGACAAGCCTCCAACCCATACGAACCCTCTAAGAACAACCCTCATCGATTGTTGTATCCTCCGACAGGTCTAGTAGCTTACACAGGGTACCAAACGCTGAAGCTGACATGGACTGCTCCTGACTCAGACCAACACCTACGCTATGAGATAAAGATCACGAACACCGAGACCGGTGTATCTGAAACCAAGTCAGCCTACACCAACGAACTGAGATACAAGAACGTAAACGGATCCTACACAGCAACTGTCAAATCCGTAGGGCGGGATGGGTCTTCTTCTGCTATCCAAACGATTACTTTCCACATGGGTGGAAGTCTCATGCAGATCGAAGGCAACAAGAACGGTCCGACATCGTTGGGTACTATGGTGCAAGACCAAATCACCATGTATAACGGATACAGTGTTTACGCGTGGGGTTCTGTGGTTCTGGACAAGTATATAGCAGGGTCTAGCAACGAACCAGCAGTGTTTCGTCTCTGGAGTATGGAAGGAGCAAACCAAACATTCGACGCCAACATAGCTGAGCTGCAACAAACAATCACGTTGTACCCTGCAACAGAATCTTTCGCTAACCTCGACGATCAAGCACATGGCGCAGAGATTGAACGCCCTGTACCTGTAGGGACCAGTCGACCCGGTAGTTTCGAGACCAGCCAATCAGTCATGTTCTCCCCTATCTCGATCAGCACTACTGAAGAGAATGTGACGTTCACATTCTTCCTACAAGCACTAGGTCGGACAGTAGAACAAGATGAGGTAAACCTCTCACTCGTCCTATGGGGTGGGTTCGATGGTCTTGGAGACAACATACCCCAAGACCCTTGGGCACCTAGCGAATATGTATTCCCGCACCTCAACTCTCTTAGGATCTGGCGAAGAGAGGTGGCGCCTGATCCGAATTTCGATACAGTTACCAGGGGTAGTTGGTACTTAGCTCAACAGCCAAAGGAATTTAACATCATAGACAACGCATGGACTATAGCGTTCTGGGTGCGACTAGAAAGTCAGCACATTACACCGATGGTAGACGCCACAACCGAAGAAAACGGCAAGCTATCGGCTCTTAATACCATATTCACCAGGAACTCTTACAACGCTAGCGCCCCTTACAACTGGAACCACAATGCAATACGTATACAGCTAGACGCTACAAGACCCGGCGGGCAGCCTCCGGGCAGGGAACTGCAACCCACTGTCACCGTTACCGTATGGGATACCGATGGAATCAACAATAACGCTATTTCAGCAGATTTCTGGACATGGACGTTTGGCGATCACAACCCTCCCGACGCCGATGATAGGTCTTACTTATGGGGTACGTTCCCGGACGCATGGCTTACAAACTACGGATGGATGTTCTATGTTATCTGTTTTGAGGGGGGGGCGCAAGGAGGGGCTGCTGATACACCAAAGATCAGGGTTTACTCTCAAAATAGACATTATAATCTAACAAACCCTGACGACAGGTGGAGTTTTCCAGCAAATGGGATGACTTTGCTAAACCAAATGGTAGCTGACGGGGCCTACATCATCAAGCAAAATACACCTTCCCAGCTACTTGAACCAATGAACCAAGACTTGACAAGCGACTACATTTATGGTATCGGCCAGAATGCGACGCCGATTCCGTTCTATACAAACGGTGTTTATAAAGGCGACGAAACAAAGGTCCAGAACGGGTCATTTACAATCCATCAGATGGGGATGTGGAATGTAGCCCTCGACAACTGGGACGGTATGGGGTTCAACCCAGGCGTCGCTGAGCAGAGGGATAGCAGTCCGTCATATCTTTTACCTTTTAATTCTGGAGAATCCGGGGCAGACGGGAGACACAACCCATTCAAAGGTTCCTCTCTAACTGCTATCCATTACTTGTATAACCAAGGGTATGGAACGGACATCGATTGGAAGAAGAATTCAAATACCAGAATTGATGGAGCTAAGGAATATATCTTCGCTGAGAACTTGATACACCTTTGGCAATTTGGAGCAATTGCCGACGAATACAGCACTACAGCAAGAACACTCAGAGATACTGGAAACCACCTCCTCGGTGGAGGCGTGAACTTTCTTAGAACTATCACATCTGGGACTCTGGCTGGTAAGAGTTCAAACGCATGGTCTGAAGACTGCAAATTGTCTGACATCTTCTCTCCCACGCGAAGCCTTTGGACTGATCAAAACCTAGGCCAGAACGATACTGTCAGAGGAAGGCTACCTCCGGTGGAATTCGCAGCTACTGATGGAAGGCCGAACTGGGCTGACCAAAACGGAGTCATCCAGCCAGCAGGGCACATCAATGGAGCAGGGTACCCCGACGCCGGTACCACAGCTCACTACACCGCCTACCCTGGCCTCTTGATGATGCACAATGAAGCTAACGTCGGGGTGGATATAGGGTGGAGACGACCAAACACCACCAATGGGGTGCTCGACGAACCCAAAACGTTTGGACCTATCCACGCAGCATGGAGTCTAGGTGAAGATGTATTCCCGGATGGACCGTTCAGCTCTGAGACTCTGACAGGACAGCCTCCTTGGCCGTGATTTGCAAAATAGTGAGGAATTTCCTATAATTATGTAGGAGTATGCGCTTTACTTAGAGAGGTAGTATGGGAATTGAGATCTTTTCCAACAAGAAAGGCATCAAAAGAGCCAAGAAGGCAGCTGGAGCTATACAACACACCGGCATAGCCTCCATGGAAGCTGTTGCTAGAGAACGTGCCCGAGGTATCGCAGGTGAGCAGGCTAAAGCTACTGTGTTCGGGCTTTTAGGATCTGACCCTAACTCCTTCACCGAGTTCACAAATGTCAAAAACGTTGATGACCCCACCAGTCTGTTCGACACCAGTGGTGTGGGGCTCTCACAACCAGACCAAGCCCTTTGGGAGTCTGGTCGGTACGACAAAAAAGGTAGACAGCAGCTCCTAGGCACAGCCAGAGAGGGTATCCTTGACCCCGAAGCGTATGCCTCAGCCATCTCCAAGACAGCCTCCTTCCGGATCCAAAGTCAGCGCGTCCGCGAGTCTGAAGAACTCCTCAACCAAGAGGGCCCTGCGTGGGATATGCTGTCGAACTCCGTCCTCGGTGTCATCAACGAGGGGTCAGCCCTTCAGCTCAGGGACGCTATGCGAAAGCTGAAGAACCAATACGCCAAGGGAGGGACGGCGCGACGGACTGCCATGTTCGAAGCTAACGAACTAATAGCAGGCGAACGAGCCATGCGTACCCGTGTACAGGAGACCTGGCAAGCCAACCTCGCACTTTATGATTCGGTTAGGCAGAACGCTGACCGTGTAGCAGCAGGGACTGCGTCCTTCATGGCCGGGCTGCCTCTAGTGAATGACTCGTACCGTGACGCTATGCAGCGCACGGCGCAGCTGCAGATCATGGCTGGTGAGCAGGCCCAAAAAGCTATTTCAGAGGCGTATGATATTAGGGAGTCGCAGCAAGCTGTTAACTTCCTTGGCAATTTCATTGAGGGTACAATCAAATCGGGCCCCGCCATCATTGGCGGTGCTATCGATTCCTACCTAGGTGCCAAGGGCGGTAGGGGCGGTGGTAGTGGCGGCGTGCAGAGTGGGATGACTGCTATGTGGGAGGGCGCTCCGGATAGAGGCTATACTCCGAGGACCTATGGTAGTAGCAGTGGTGGTGGTGGTTATAATCCAGGAGCTGACTTCGCAGGTTCGCTTATGAACCTCGCAGGGACTTCCTTAACGGCTGGTCTTGAGTACATGAATAGTCGAGGTGACTCCGAAAACGAAGATGGCTGGAGTATCGATAGAGGCACCCAGTTGGATTCAGGTTGGGGCATTGAGACAGGCCGATAAGGAGCTATAGTGGCTGAATATAACGAAGAAAATACTAGAGGTGGTAAGACTGGCGTAGCTGTTCGTAAGGCAATCAACAGTGATGCCTATCGAGGGCTTAGTGGCGCGATGTTAGGAAGTGCTTATCGATCCTTTGGCAAAGCTTTTGACGGCGGCGGTTATACTCCCCGAGGGATGCGCCCTGATACCTCCTACTTGGACAACTGGACGGAAGCAGGGAGCAAGGCACAAAAGGCTCTTGAAGACCGGTGGCATAAAAGCGAGTTCAGCAACTTCCGGAAGAATCACCTTGACAAGTTCCAAGCCGAAATGCAAGAGATAGAGAAGACGTCGAGTTTTCTCACTCAAGAACTTCAAGAAGGACGTTGGCCGACATCCGACGGTCAGGTGGAACTATTGGATTACAACATCCCAGAGCAGAGGACGAAGGCAGCCCGCTTGAGGAATCATGTTCAGTCAGAAGCAATTCGCAGGATTACAGACCTACAGGTCAACTTGAATAACGTAGCAGCAGAGAAGTACTCGAAGAATCCTATCATCGACCTCATGATCCAGCAAATGATGGAACATCAAACACAAGCCATGGCAGCACAGTTCCAAACACCTAGGCCTATGCAGCAGGCGAAGGATCAAATGGGACTCGACACCGGACGTGCCGACATTAAGTACAAGCAAGCACTCACCCGTCAAGCCGACGCACAGACGAGTAGAACGGAGGGTAAATACAAGTCTACTGACTCCGTCATGCGTGATATGGGTCCAGCACAGGCTGCGAGATACTTTGCTAATAACGTAGAAGGCAAGGCGCTACTGGAGCAGACAGAGTTCCCCGGCTTCATGGAGAAGTTGACGCAGCAGACCGCTGACGAGTACATCAAGAGACAGAAATGGGACCAAGCAGAAGCAATGCACGGACCTAACCAAGAAGCGACCCAAAACTTCGTACAGTCAGAGCTGCCTAGAATCCGTCAACGAGCAACGTACGAATGGATGAAGCAAGAATATGGTCAAGACGCTGCGGAGGCGGCGGCTGCGGACCGCCCCGGTATGCTTGAGGGTACCGCAGCTCCGTTTAAGTACGACGTCACAACCAATCCTACTAAGAAGGAAACAAAAGAGAAGACAGACAGGTGGGACGCTCTCGGTGTGGCAAAAGCTAATGAACAGATGGCGAGAGACCCTGGTATGTCGAAGAAAGAAGCGAAGGATTGGTTGATGGATGAATGGCTCCCTAAAGCTTTGGACGGAACCGACATCGCAGAAGGTGGTGCTTACCTTAAACAGTTTGATGGTCTGACAGCCGAAGAAGCGAACAAAGCAGCAGCGCCTTACATCGCAGCCGTGCGTAAGGCTCTAGAGAAAGCCTCCAAGTGGCTCGGTTCTGGTGCAGGAACCGAAGGGCTCTTGCCTGAGCAGAAGTCTCAACCTGCAGGCACGCCTCGCCGTGGGCGTGGTGGCCTCGGTCGCCTAGTTAAGGGCCTGTACCCGCCAGACTTCAGGAAACAATTCCCGCAGGGCGATGAAGACACAAAGGATTAGCCTGTGGCTTATGAACCCAACTCAGGGATCCTCTCCGCTAAAAAGGAAGAAGAGGAAAGAGCCCTGTCTCAGAGAGAGGCAGAAGGCAGTGCTCTACTGTCTAAAAACACAGCCATCCGAGGGGGGTCTCCTAAGACTCCAAGCGACAGCGGCATCGGATCCTCTGGTATCCTAGGTCCGTCAGGTAAATCTGGCATCCTAGGCCCGTCGGGGAGTTCTGGCATTGGTGCGCCTCCTGTCAGAAAGACCGTTGACATGTACAAAGTAGTGTCACACCTCAGCAAGCCAGAGGAGGACAGCATCGGGGTTAAAACGCTGGACTTCCTGTTCGGCCCCGAAGCAGCAGTCATCGGCATCGCACACGACAGCAAGGGTTGGTCCTGGAGCGTGGACAACGCAAAACAGCAGTGGTCTGAACAGCCGGTGTGGGTAAACGCCCTCGCCACCACCTCACTGGTGGGTACCATCATGTTGCCCGCGGCCCTAGCCGTGAAGAGCACCTTCAAGGTAGGTAGAATGGCTACTAAACTGAAGGTTGGTACCGCCTTGGAGAAAGCGGAGATCGGTACATGGAAAGAGATGGGCATAATAAAAGATCAAAGGATCAACAATTACGCTGACCTTGACAAAGACACCGTGATCATGCTGCGGAAGCAAGAAGTCGCCGTCAACCGCTACACGAAGATGAAAGCCAGAGCAGAGCGGGCAGCTAGCGATGAGCCCCTCAACGCTTGGGAGAGAATACAGCATGAGTTCGATAGAAGGTTCGCGCAGACCTACAACGCCCTGATCGACGATGCCGCCAACGGTGGTGTCAAGAGTGCGTTCCATGAAATGCACGACAAGCTGTGGCAGAATGACACTATCGGTACCATCCTCCGAGAAATGCCCACCGAGGTGGATAGCCCCGCTATCTACGCATATCTCCTCGGTAGAATCGCACCCGGTAGAGGGCTAACAACAGCAGCGACAAAGCAGTACGGTAAACTGTCCGTCAAAAACCAGAAGTGGGCTGACTTCTACTATGAAGCAGCGAAGCGACGGCAATCCGAGATGGTAAAGAGCGGGTTCATCACCGAAGAAACGTTCAAAAGCATCGGCCCTGCTCACCTTCCTGCTACATACAAAGATACGCCAGGACTTGGTGATATCAGCCCCACCACCACACACATGGTGCCTATCAAGCCCAAGCCTGGAAAGAAACGGGCGACAGGTATCATCGAGGAAGAGGGCAAGATCAAAGCCGTCGGCGAGTACCAGCACGTAGCAATTACAACACGCCACGAACCTAAACTGAGCAGCCCCACCCTGAAGCACCGGACAGGTACGCCTGAAGACATCTTTGAACGCCTCCAGTCTGGTGATATGGTCACCGACATGGCCGACGTTACTATCAACGGGTACATGACTGATGGGATCCTGCATTCCAACTTCCAATTCATCACAGACATGATTACCAAACCGAACAGCACCCTCTTCCAGCCTTCTGACCTCGCGAAAGCATCTGGGTTTGGTGCTAGAAAGATGAAACAACTTGGCTATGTGTCGCTGGAGAACGCTCCTGACGGTGCATCTGCCATCCTCAGGCGCATGATTGCGAAGAAGACAGGGAAGGCAGAAGAGGCGCTTCCGTGGATCAAGACTGATGTCTTCAATGAGATCTGGGGTGAGCGAGGTATGATGGCCCAGACCCAGCAGATCTCCCACTCCCTCATGGATATCATGACCACGATCTATAAGACGATGAAGACAGCAGGATCCGTCCCGACCCACATCCAGAACCTCACGGGTAACATGTCCTTCTTGGCTCAGGCTGGCTTCAACGTAGCCTCACCTGAAAACATCGCTCTCATGGGCCGGATGACTACAACCTTCAACAAGATCGCTGAGATCAACAAGGTGGCCACCGAGGCGGGTATGACGACAAGAGGCAAGCTATTCGACTCAGAGGGCCTCCTCAAAGGCATAGACCTGGGGTCAGAGGCGGGCTTCAAGGGTCAGCGGTTGAACCTAGCCGATGAGTTCTTCGACCCCACAGTGCAGGAGCTGCTTGAGGCGTCAGCGTTTGAACAAATCGAGGGTTCGAGAGCATTGGAACGGATGGGAAAGGCCCTGTCTGACACGCAGATCTTCACTAAGGGTGTGATCAGGGCTTACACGAAGACAAAAGACATCGCCCAGGTGGGCAACAGAGTGAAGTGGTTCGACCAACTGACCAAGGCGTACCTCGCTGAGGATATGGTCCCCAAGATGGCGTATTTCATCCACCTCAGGGGCAGGGGCCTGTCAAGACAATCAGCCGTGACAGAGGTGGCTAGACGGCTCCCTATGTACGGAACCGTGGGGTCCGCTATTAAGCGTGGCCGTAAGTTCGCCTTCCCGTGGGCTACGTTCCCTGCTGAAGCCCTACGTATCACGAAGAACAACCTCCAAGATCACCCCCTCCGGATGATCCCCTGGCTGCGTGCGCCTCAAGTCATTCAATCGATGATGAGTGGCATGGGATTTGCAGGGGATCCGACAGAAGTGCGAGAGTCCAAGCGCCAGCTCCCCTTCTGGGCGCAGGCTCACACCACCCTGCTTGGAGAGGGGCGTGCTATCGCTGCTGTGGGTGGTGGTGGCACCGGTGCCTTGTTCGGTGCGGCAGCAGGAGCCATAATGGGGAAGAGTGCCAAAGCAGCGTACGCTGGTGGACTGACCGGCGGCGCCTTCGGTGGGTTCCTAGCCGCCATGAGCACAGATGAAGCGCATGCCAAGCAGATGCGGGGTGCGATGCTGGACTTCCTACCTCACTCCACGTTCATGATGACCACGAACGCCCCGGACTTCGGCGGCAACTACGCTCCGTGGCAGGACTTGCCTGGGCTGTTGGAGCAGATGCCAGCCGAGCCCCTCGCCATCCTAAAGCCGATGATCTCTGCCTTCACAGGCGAGACTCCTTATGGCGAGCCTGCTGGTGACGGTACTGTTTTGGGGGGTCTCTCCAAGACTATCGCTGGTATGCTGGGTTTCTTGGCACCTCCTATCCTTCAGAAGTACGGTCTGAAGATGTCAACACCCGATGTGCCGCTGTGGGGCGAACCTACAGGCATTACCAACATATCCCGGTTCCTGATCGACACAGGTAACGCTATCGACCCGATGACAGGGCGACCCGGCAGCATGACCAACGACTTCTGGATCAACAACTTCGGTGTCTTCAAGTCGTACGCTGCCACCGGTGAGCAGCAGCTCGCCAACGAGAGCAAGACAGAGCAGCACATGTACAAGATCCGGAAGCACCTCGCTAAGAACCTCGACTACCACCTCAACAAGGGCAACGAGAGGGAGATCGTGCAGATCCTGACAGAGATCCAAGGTTCGTTCGCTGAGCAGTTCCAGCACAGCCCGCTAATAGCTCAGGAGAAGTACACCCGCTACCTGAAGGGGATCTCGGATAGACTAGGGCAGCACCCGAAGCTGCGGCAGTGGTCCCAGTCAGACATTGAAGACAGACTAGAACAAGCAGGGCAATGGGCTGGGCAAGAAAGAAACCGAGCGAGGGAGGAGTTGCTTGAAGCTCTCCGCAAAGAATACATGTTGAAAGGGAGAAGTTGATGATTAGTAGAGTAGCAGCGTATGCCTTGGGTTTGGCGTGTGTGTTAGCGATACTGTTTCTTGTGGCGTTCCGAGCTAGAACAGACACACCTGTTGATGAGGTAGACCCTAATCTGGTAACATTGTACCTCGGCTTCCCTTGTGAGGCGCTGGCCGATAGTTACAGCTTCCAATATAAAGAGATGATACACCTGACAGAGCGCATCCAGTACTGCGAAGAAGCAAAAGAGAACAGCCCTGACTATAAGTACGGTAAGCTCATGTGTTTTTATGTGCAGATGCAGTGGGATTTGATGAACAGACATTCAATGGCGGTGGATAGAGCACGGGAATTGATGTGCGAGGCCGGGGAGCTTAAGAACCCGCAGTACGAAATAGACTTCTAATCATCCTCTGCATTGCACTCTTCTAGAGTATCAATGATGAGGAATCCGTACTCATCGAACTCATCCTCATCCTCGACATCCTCTGGGGTGTAGTACATTAAATCGATAGAAGAATCCTTCTGACAGTTAGTGCAGAGAAATCCATTCTGAGTATACCTGCCGCACTTACATCTTACGAGCGCCATGCTGTAGCCTTTCCAAATCGGGACTGACTGGGAAGTCATTGATCGGTTCCCGTAGGATAGGCAGTTCTTTCAACAGATCGAAGGGTACCAACTCTCCTGGGTGGTACGTACCTTGGGACTTTCGATCCAGTCTCTTCGGCACCGACCCCTCCAAGGGGGAGCGAAGAGCATTGTGGAAGTGCCAGCATGTGACGTCTTCAATAATAATCTCGTTGTTCTGTCGTTGCTTAAACTTAGGTGCTTCTCCTGGGTGGTTACCGGTGAAGTAAGCGTTCCGGCGGTATAGGCGGTGGTGTGTGCGCTCGTCTGAGTACTTCTGAAGCAGATTCCCAGCCATTTCTATGCGTTGCACTACCCCGTACTTGATGCTTTCTTGGAAAGCAGTAGCCGTGTCACCGTTTCTCAAACATATTTTACGTAAGTTATCAAGACTGGTTGGGTGGTACACCTCATCGCAGTCTACCATGTACGTCCACTCTGTTTCAGCCTCCACCAGCATAGAGTTGCGGTAGCATCCCTGGATAGAGGGCACGGCGAACGGCAGCTTGCGAACGAAGAACTCAGCCTCTTCTGTTTCACAAAACCAATCAATAATATTCCCGGTCTCATCCTCACTTCCCGCATCATATATTACATAACGCTCGAATCGACCGCGAAGGGATTCTAGAGCGTAGGGGAGCCAGAACTGGTCATTCATGGCTAGAATTGTTGGCGTAAGACCTCTTATCTTATCCATGTTTTCTCCTATGATACCTAGCTTTATCTCTTTGACGATGACAGGTTCTACAGATACGCTTTCCACTTGTAGCTAAAGAGAAAGGATGCCCTAATCTACAATGAGTAACCCCAGAGAACCTACCTCTTCCTCTACCTTTTTGTTTCATGTCTTGTAAGTTATCGGCCTGCGTCCCTAAGAATAAGTGTTCAGGATTAACACACGACGGGTTATCACAATCATGACAAACAAACATTCCTTCTGGTATTGGTCCATTAAACTCTTCCCAGGATACCCTGTGTGCTCGCCTTGTTCTCCCATTTACCTTGAAATGACCGTACCCATAAGGTTTAGTATATAAAAGCCAAGCCCAGCAACCAGAACTCTTATCAACGTTTTCGTCAATACGTTCTGCTATACTCAAACCTTCTTTACAGCCTTTCTTACCCAATCCCTGTCATCTCCTCATCTTTAAGACGCTTAAGCCTCTTTATAGTCTCCTTACATTTCTGTACAGTTTCAACTGACATTCTTTTCTGCTCTCTCTGCTTTCTCAACTGTTTAATCAAGAATTGAATATGAGCGCTAGCTCGCCATCGTTGCTCCCGCTTTTCTTTATCCGACACCTGTCACCTCCAGTATCTGTTCCACCCTGTGCTTGACTTGGTGTTTCTCGTACGCCACCCGATAAGCTCGCTTAGCCATAGCGCTAGCCAAGGATGGTTCTCGGAGGCACCACTGGATGTTGTTAGCGAGTTCCGAATCACTATCGTAACCGAGGTAGTGCTCCCCCTCCTCAAAGAGCTGTGACATACCATCCCTAGGATCGCGATCATTAACCAGCGGACGCTCCATCAGCATGCTCTCAAGCACCCGTTGATTAGGACCGTCGTGCTTCTGGCCCTTGTTGAACAACACTCTGCACTGCGCCATGGCCTCGGCTGTGTGCGGCCATCGATTCGTGGTCTTCCCAAGCTGTCGGATGTCGAGCTTCCACTTGTTGCGGTCCCCTACAGTCTTGAGTATGTCGGCCCGATCAAGCCCGTGCTTACTCCCGAAGAACCCCACGTCGAAGGGCCGAGATTCATGTGCGTCAGGGAGGATATCCTTGTAAAAGTATTTCGCATCTGAAGCATTTGGGCACCAGTGGGATGACGGATGTTTGGTGAACAGATCCCGTTTATCCCACACTGCAAAGAACACATGGTCATAGTTCTTAGCTAGCCGCTTATGCAGGGTAGCGTGGCCGTGCGAATCTATAAATCGTACAGCCGAGAGGATAGGAGGCTTCTCAGTCTGAAAGGCCAACTCTCCGTCCTTGTTGCGCCCGCTATCGATGTCAAGGAACAAATCGTAATCCATTACATCTTTAGGTGTCTTCGACCACCGTGGATCGGACAGAGAAACAAGATCGTGACCCTCACCTACAGGGGTAACAGAATGGTTCAGATTTATTAAAGCTTGATGTGTGCTATGAGAGTACGACTTCACAAGATCGCCGCGCTTATCGTAGTCCTGCCGATAGCCTAGAAGAATATTAGCCATTAGCGTAGCCTCAGCGGACAGTAGATTTGCTCAAGGTCGCCCAGCTTCTTCGATACCTTCTTATTATACGCGAGCTGCTTCTTAATCTTCTCCGGATCTTCATCCCAGCGGCCCCCTTCTGTGTCGCCCACCTGCTTAAACTTATCCCGGCATTCAGCGATGTCGATCCACTTAAGAGGATGAGAGATAAGCCCTGCCCGCACTACTCTGTTACTCCAGCTACCGTGAGCATATCCAACGCCCTGGAACGCGGGGTCCATACCACCGACCGTGCTGATGACCTTACGAGTGATGAAGGTCATGTCCCCCCTCGGCGACGATGCGTAGATTGGGGTGGCGTTCATAGTCTTCTTCATGTATTCAGTAAAGGACGGCATTGTCTCCGATATCTCTTTGTCTTGGACCCGACACCAGTGATGGACATCCATCAAGGTGGCTGCGGCCTCATAGCATTCAAACCAGTTCTTCTCTGTGGGTACAAGATCGTCTTCGAGAATGCAACTGAAGTGGTGGTTCTTCATGAGATACAAGCAGCGGGTTTTGTTCGTACCAACCCCCATGTTCGGGCCCCGGTAGTAGTGTGCGCCCCGGAAGCTACCCATCAAACTAGCAGTGGAATCTGTACTACCATCATCTACTACGAACACGTCTGTGTTTTTAGGTACAGTGCTCAGCACTCCTTCTATTACTTCACCTAAACGGGTACTTCTGTTGTATGTGCTAATAGCTACAGCTCTAGTCGTCGTCATTCGGAGCCTCTATTGTGTCCATGTTTTCACACTGATTCGTCAAGAATCGGAGAGCTGAAGCTACTACCTGTAGCGCCTCTTTGGTGTTCTTGAACTTCCCGGGTGCTGCGTACTGGAAAGCATGCTCAATCTGTTTGGTCAGTTCTTCTTGGTTCAAAACAAGTCTCCTATGATCCTGTTCCAGTTCTTCTTATACTCCGTCGAGTCGGCCGCTTTTGTTGCTGTGTCGAAGCCAGCACTCACTAGAGTTTGTTTGTACTCTGTCTCTTGGTAGAGGATATCAACGCACTTCGTAAGACCTTCGACGTCGCCTACCTTAGCAAGCAGGCAGTTCTTCCCGTCTTCAAGGAACTCAGCCCCGGTGTCAGTGGACACAATGGCGCAAGCGCTGGACATGGCCTCCAACGTCATGCGCCCTAGCCCCTCGGTATGGGATGCGACGATCCAAATGTCTACCTGCGCCATGACTTTAGACATCTCTTCTCTGCTCGGGCTGAGTACGTAGTTCAACCAGTCAGGTTTCGTCTTAGCAAACTCAGGTGCTTCACCTACACCCACCAACTGGAGCTTACTGGGGTACCTACGAGCCATAGCTTCCATAACTTGAAGTGCCTCAGTGGTTCCCTTAAGAGGATGTTGATGGATCAATGTTCCTACGGTGAGGCCGACGTCCTTATCGCCGAACCTTCGGCGGTTTGCTGCTGCACTGAACAGCTCATGTCCGTAGTGGTACCACCCCACCCGCTTAGCGTTCTTATGTGTCTTGTATTTCCACCCCTCAGTCACCGTCTCACACGCATCCTTTAGCCACTGCGTGCTGGTGGCTATGGCGTCCCACTTAAGGTTCAACGAGTCAGCCTCTAGTGACTGGAACCTGGGGTTGTGTGACAGCTTGAGCATGACCTTCTTATTAATGTGTGACATCTCAAGGAATTCCTTGTTGTGTTCGTTGTCTGAGTTCGAGATCAACAAGTCACAAGGCGGAATGTTCTGCCAGTCCACCCGCAGCGGTACCTCACAGCTCTTCTGAATGCTTGGGGCGATATCGGTGTAAATGGAGTAGAGACACACATTGTGCCCTGCTTTTTGGAGCATGTTGGCCGTGTTCAGGATAGTGGTGGGTCCGCCGTGCTTCCTTAGGTGCGGGGTGATAATTGCAATCTTCTTAGATTGCACTCTGAGGTCGAGCTTCTTCTCTAGCAGCTTGATGAAGTCGAAGACTCCTTGTTGCCGGGTCAGCTTCCGAACTGTCTTCTGCCCCGCTTCCCTGAGCTGAGCTAATCGCTTCGGCTCATTGAATAGGAGGTTGTAGATCCTCTCTGCCAGGACCTCGGGTACTGTCTTGTTGTTGAGGACGATAGCGTCAAGATCGTGCGTCGCATACTCCCTGATGCCCTTGTTGTCCCAACACACCGGCACTGCACCAGAAGCCATCGCCTCTAAGGAGGGTAGCCCGTAGCTGTGGTTCCTTGCAGGATCAACGTAGACGTCTACCTCTGTCCCTAAAACCTTGGCGAACCTCGTCTGAGGTAGGATACCTAGCCCTATAATGTAGGGAGAGCCTTGCACCGAATCAACTCCGTTAGCCAGGATCCGAACCTCCTTCTTATTCTCTTTGCAAAGCCTATGTACGTGGTGACACAGCTCGACACCACGGTCATGCCCCTTGAAGGGGTACACCTGATTGCCGAGAGACACCAACATAGTAGGACGCTCGTCACCTTCTTCTCTACCTTTAGGGGAGAACATCAGTTCGTCGTACCCAGGGTTGATGGTGCCGTGTACCTTGTGAGATTTAGCCATCTTCTTCGCTGTCCACTTGCTATTGGTGAAGGTGAAGTCAGCCAGCTTGTTAGCGTTCCTGATAGAATCCTTCAACTGCTTGGAGGGGGCGATACAGAGGTCATCACTCTGTGAGAAATGGATCGAGGTCAGTTTGGAGTTCCCGTGAGTAACCGCAGCCACCAGAGGCATCAGCTCTCCAGTACCAGCTACCACGATACCTTCTTTGAACACTCGGTCGTGGAAGTTGTTGATGAAGTCAGGCGTGCCTTCAAATACGATGGGTTCTGTCCGCAGTGAAGGCAACACGTTCTTCTTCATTTTAGGGTCTCTCTTGACGTGAGCGATCTTAGCGTCTACTCCTGTCTCATTGAGGTGGTTAACGATGTCTGCAATCACCTTCATGCCACCGCAATTCTCCGTGCTGTACACCACGAAGCAGATGTGGTACGGCGGGTTCTCTTTCTTGATGAGGTCTTCAGCGACAGGTGTCCTTAAGGTTGCTAAGGACTTACGGATGTCAAAGGACTGTTCCCATGCCTTGAACCCAGGCCAGATACCATGAAACCGGGCTGACCCTGCTTTCCGGAACCCCATGTGCTCTTCCGCGCCCATCACACCGAACGAGGTGCCTCTCTCGTGGAAGATGTAAGTGTCGTCTGCGAGTATTGATCTCCAGTTCACCACTCCACCATTATGGATCCGAGTAATTGTCCGCATCCAGAAGTCTGACTCCTCACCGTAGGACACGTACCCCTCATCGAAGGTACCTATGTCATTCACTAAAGAGCGGGGCATGAAGAAGCAGAAGCCTGTAGGCATGATCTCCGGGTAGGAATGAGAAGACAGCTTCTCAAAGGCCCGGTTCATATCGTTGTAGTCGTAGCCCTCTTGGAGAGGGATGTTGATAAGGGCGGTGTTGTTGGTGCAGGGGTTGATGATTTTGTTGTGCTTCGGATCCGTCTCCATCGCCACCACCAGCTTGAAGAGCCAGCCTTTCGTGACCAGCACGTCTGAATTGAGGACGCAGATGTAGTCGTTATCCCCTGCCTCGATGCCTCGGTTGACTGTGGCAGCGAAGCCTCGATTCTTCTTGTTGTAGAGGACGGTGTGGTTGGGGTGCTCCGTAGCCCACGTCTTAAGCCACGCAGTGGTGCCCTTGTCAGGCGAGGCGTCGTCAACGAGGATGAGTCTGTACGGCCAACCTGTACGCTGGATGATGGAAGCGAGACATGGAGCTAAGACGTGGAGCCCACCATACACCGGGATCACAATATCTACCGGCTTGACTCCCTTGTACAGAATGTTGGAAAATGCCTTCCCCCTGTTCTTGTTTGACTTTACCAGAGCGCTGTTAGCACCCAGCACCTGATCACCTAGGGCCTGGATTTGTAATTGGAGTTCCTTAGGTACTGTCTGCATCTCCTCATCGAGGGAGGACACGAAGGCATCTACTTCATCCTTAGTCTTACCTATCCAGTTACCCTTCTTGTCAAACGGCACGGGTATCACACTCCACAGGTACCATCGAGAGACCGCACGTACTACAGTTCGTATAGCCATGAGCACAAGGTTTGAACACCAACTCAGAGGTAACGTCAGGCGTCGCCTTTTCGTGTTCCATCCTAGCTTCCTCTGCCCTAAGGGCAGCGTAGCCTACACCGTCTCGGTAATCGTCGTACTTGTATGTACCCTGGACGGAGCGGCATTTCTTCAAGATCTCCATGAACAACCACCCGTCACAGTTCGATAGCTTATGCCCTGTGATGGCGTTGAACGCCGTCACACAGCGGGGGATGGTACGCTCCCCATCAGGCTGATCCCGCTCATTACCGCGCTCGATAATAGTAGCCTTTGCATCGTTAAACACAAACTCGATATGCTCTTGTCCCATGTTCCCTCCTTAAACGTATGCGCCGTGTGTCACGGTGGGCTTAGGTGGTACCCACCCATCCTGACGGGCCATCCTGTAGACCTCAGCCAAGGTTAGTGCTTTAGTAATATGAGTGTCCTTATCCTTACCCTCGACCAGCTTAGAGTACAGCACATTTGCTTCGGTGGCACTGAGCGAATCGAACATGATGTGCTGACACATCCTTCCGGGTCGGACAATCGCATCATCAAGTTCCATCGTACCTGCGTTGGTCGTGGCTACGATTCTGATGTCCATCATCTCACCAAGGAGGCCATCTCCGAGGTTCAGTAAACCACTAAGATGATTCATCCCTGATGACTTCCTGTCAGAGAGCGCCACGTCTGCGTCTTCAAGAATAAACGTAATCGGCTTATCCTGGTCACGCCCAGTGCTCATCAGAACCGGCAGTATGGCAGGCCCAGATAGATCGGCAATCATATTGGAGCCAACGATAATGAAAGTAGACTCAACAGTAGACACCAAAGATCTAATCATATAGCTCTTACCCGTACCCGGTGCCCCTTGAAACAGCACAAGCCGACCACAAGGTGACTTAGTAGCGAGACAAGCCTTCACATGCTCAAACCCTTTAATGACATTAGCCGAGTAGTTACAAGTAAGTAGCTCTTGCTTGAACTGTCCAAGAGCTGAAAGCCCCAAGCCGTTTGGGGTGCTAACCAGAGCAAGCACAGCGTTCGAAGGTGGTGAGGTCTGAACTAGGCTCTTAAACTTGTCCTTAATCTTATCGAATGTTTCCTGTTGGGTTGTCACCAAGTCAACCTCGATATGGTTCTTACCATCTTTATCATACTTATTGATATGCACAGACAGGTAAGAAGCGTCGTCAACAAACACGTATTGAAATTCATCGTCACTTTCTTGAAATGAAATATACGCTCCGAACCATATAGTTAGTTGCTTGAGTGCACTTTCTTTATCCCCCCGACCTTCATGCATATACCTAAGTACCGAGGTATCCCCCTCAAGCGCTGCATTCATCATAGCCTGATACTGAAGCAGAGGTTCCATCCCGTACATCTCCCGGGCGACCTTCATCCTTTTATCAATCGTCATCAAGAGGGTCCTACCCTTCTCGCTTTTATTCATTTGCTCTCCTTAACCTCAATTATAGCTTTTCTTTCAAACTTTTGCAACCCTGTCTGCCGGTCAAGAATCGTCGTAATCAATCTTTCTGATGGATCCATTGGTGAAGTCAATCAGCTCTCCGTCCTTGTAGTGGCGTTCCAGCACCTCAGCGAAGCAGGAGATATGAACCCTCCACTGCCCTGTTAGCAGGAGATGCATGCCTGTATCGGAGCCTACGAACTTCTTACAGGTGGCGCAGCGAGGAGGCAGCTTCTTCCGGATAGGGAGGATCTTACCCTCTTTTATATGTCCGGACCCTGATAGTACTCGAATGTCATCCTCAGTCTCATAGACTGGGGCCTCATCCTCAGGTGTTATGAACCACTCCCTCCAGTTCCTCATGGCCCGATACGAAGGTTGAACTGAATGATATGGTCGTATGCTTCCTGCATACTTCGGAATACTCTGTGAGAATGGTAATGAACCCACGCACTCAGGTGCATGCCTTCGGGAGCCACTACAATTACGTGCTTGTCCTTCATCCAAGCCAATAAAATCTCCATGCTGGTCCCTACGCTTACCTTCGTGTAGTTAACGAGGAGCACATCTGATGCCTCAATGTCGATCTTGTCTGCTTCAACAAGATCAGGCAGCACACTCTCTGGATCGCTTCCGTAATCCTCATTCCTGTAGATGCGATCCGTTGGGTCGAGGCATGTGATCCCTTGGAGACCTAGATAGTTCTTAGCATCCTTCCTCCAAGTACTCAACTCTTCTTCGGTGTAGTTATCCATCGGTCCACAGAGGTAAACACGCAATTTACAGTCCTCCTGTCTACTTTATCTTGGTGTTTTTGTACCATTTACTAGCTGCACAAGTACCATACTTCATACAGCCTGGTTCCTGACACCTGAACTGTGTCCTCTTCATACCAGCAGTAGAGACCCGATTCTTCTCCCACTTGGTGTTACTGCTACCGCAGTGAGCGCAGTCCTGCATGCTCTTGCCACGGTGGCCGATGGTGCCGGTGTAAGGGACGAACGCTTCATAAACTTCCATAGTAACATCTACGTCGCGGTCGCAATAGGCTAGCATCTCTTTCATTGCTTTAGCACTCTTCTTGAATACCACTTCCTTCCACAGCCCCGCGTTTTCAGCGGTCACAAGCTTGCCTTTCTTAAGTCGGAGAAATTGGGCGACGTACTTTAGGCCATTCCCCTGGAGTCTCAGAAACTTCTTCGCCTGCTTCCACGTATCGATGGTGATGAAGTCAGGCGGGCAAGGTAGTCTATGATATAGGCATCTCGTACGCAGCCAACGAATATCGAAGTTGTCTGAGTTATGACCAATCAGTACCCCTGCTTCTTGCATGATCGGAATGAATTTCTTCAGCATCTTCTTATCACACTGCTTTTTGTCCCATTGTAGGTGGTGTGTCTGCTGCTCACCTTCCCATTTGTAACTGATGCAGATCACTTTAGGCTCTTCAAGCAAGTTACTGGTCGGTACATTGATACCGTACCCACCCTTCCAAATCCAGTAGATCGCCGGAGAGACTTCGATATCAAACACAAGTCTGTGTCCCGTATGGTCTACACGTTTACCCATTTGTTTTCTCCTTCTGCTTCCTACGTGCTTGATTTGTTTTTGGTACTTGTCTTTTACCTATAACTTCAAAAGCCGGTGGGTTTTCTAGATAATCAAAAGCTCTTTTCACCCAATCAGGGTGGGCTTCAATAAGAGGCAAAAGATTAGTGTTACAGTTGACACAGAGTAACGCTCTGATCCGATGCGTCTTATGACAATGATCTATATTGAATCGGTTCTTCTTCGGAGGTCGACGGCAGATTACACAACAACCACCCTGAGCGTCTAATAATAGATGAAATTCATCCACTGTTAGACCATATTCCTTCTTTAGATAGGATGTGTTACCCTTGACATACCAGCAATCTTTACAAATACTTTGTTTACCGTCGATATGTCTAGAATCACTATAGAAATTACTATAAGGATGCACAGTTTTACACGATGTACAAGTCTTTAGCTCTTGTTTCTTTAATCCTATTCTGCGAGCTGCTTTTTCATCAATCTCTTTTCGGTTAGGATGCCTCTCTTTTTGATATGCACAATGGCACGGCTTACAATAACTGTAAACCCCGTCCTTACCCATCTTACAAGGAGGAAACTTCGTAATTGGCTTTAGAACGTGGCACCTGCCACATCGTTTCTTCTTCTTCTTCCTAGCCACAAGGCACCACCTTCACAAGGTTCTCACTAAGACACTCACCAAACCGCTGCACAAACCAACCAAAGTCTGAGAAACCTACTATGCCATTCCCGTCTGCGTCGGCCCTAGGATCAGTACCTCCGAACGCACCGACCCACAAACCAAAGTCTAAGAAACCTACGATACCATCATCATCAAAGTCTGGATCCCACACCCACCGTATCTCCAGCTTCTCCCCTGGATCAGACTCTTCGTCCTCGTTTCGAGCGATGTAATAATAGTCTGATCTAATGAAGCACCCGTACCTCGGTTCACAAATATAGACCTGGGGGTAGTCATCTCTGCACACCTCTATGATGTTGTCTGGGTGCGTCAGTGTAATATCGTACGCATCGTTGGTGTACAAGTCGTACTCCGTAGCGTTATCCACTAGCGGTAGCATGATGAGCCCACACAGGGCGTAGGCAAGCTCAGTAATCATACGATCCTTTCTGTCACCTTGTTGATCTTCGTGGGGCCGTGTGCGTACTCCACTACAGCTATCCCTGCTTTTTCAAGTGTGTCGAACCAACCCAACCCCTTATCCCTCTTATCTTCATCGTTTGTGAAGAGTGCGGCATGATAGTTTTCATCATCATCTGCGTCACCCTTCTCCCAGTGTGACGTGACTTTGCCGATACTATTCTCTCCAACTTTGACTAGAAATATTCTAGGTTCTTCTTCCAATGTAACTTTCAAACTCATCTTGGTGCCTCCTTATTGAAACATATATCCACTAAGTAGCGAACACTCATTGCAGCAAGCTGTCGTGCCTCAGTCACTTCAGCATCTAATGGGTGTTTGTGTGACCAGTACGCTGCGTCCCTAAACTCAATGAACTCCTCCTCTATTATCGCCACTCCTTCATGAGCGGAACGAAAGTCGGGGTAGTTCTCATAAGCGGCAAGCAACTCACCTCGCACCTCAGCAAGAGCCGTCTCAATTAGTGCCATCTTCTCTTTAGTCATTGTGCGTGCCTCTTGCTCGTATTGGTGACCTTCACACAATCAAGGTACTGAGGGTGACGAGTACTCCAGTAACACACCACTCCGTTTACCTTGTCTACAAACTTCTCCACCTTAACCGGGTGCTCAAGCGCTTCGTCTAAAGTGGTAGTTTCCTTTGTCCATGCATTTACCGCCAATAAAACACCAATTGTCACAAGCCAAATAAACGCTGGATAGGTTAGCAGTTCTTTTATCTCTTTTACTGTTTTCATGATTACTCCCATACTCCGTCAACGATTCCGTATTTCGGCATCTTCATTTTCTCCACCGGCAACCACAGCTCATTCAACTTAGAAGGTAGCTCTCGCTTCCAGTAGTTCACTTTCTGATTCGTGTGTTCAGCCATTGCTGCGGCCCAGCGATCCCAACACATCTTGTTGGCAGCTACCTGTGCTTCGATTGTGTCAATGTTCTCATCTGGGCTGTACCCGCCAATCATCTGATGCGCCATGAACAGACAGTTTCTAGAAGCGAGGCGCTTATCTCCAGCTACTAGCAGTAGACCAGCAGCGGAACACACCTCACCGATGCCAATAGTAGTGATCTCGTTAGTACAAGCACGCATCGCATCGTAAATAGCAAACATAGCAGACACGGTACCGCCTTCGCTATTAATCATAATGGTGATACCGGCTTCAGGATCGGTAACGGATAGATGCTGCAAACTCACAATTACATTCTCGGCCATCGACTCATCAATTATATTAAAGATGTAGATGATGCGCTTGTCAAGATCTACTCCCCTGTCGAACGTCATGTTCAACTTGGCGAGTTCGGTATCAATCTTAGGGATACCTTTAGGCAATGTAAGTTACCCCCTTCTCTTTCACGACATGTACTCGATCATGCACTAGGTTCACTAAGTTATCCTCATTGGATATAAGTAGTACCGTTTTACCACCCTCACCACCGGACACTAAATGGGTGGTAATGAAGTTGATGATACGCTCACAGTTCTCAGGGCTCTGATACAAGAAGGGCTCATCGAGGATCATAAACGAGGATGCCCCCTCCACTTGCATCCCCGCTAGATCTGAGAGAGCCATGCCTACTGCGAAACTGGTGAGCTGTTTCTCTGCTCCACTGAACAGCTCGAATACCTTGCTGCCTGTGTCCGACGCTGCGGTCACACAGAACTGGTCACGGGCATCGCCTGACTTCAGCAGCTTGACTGTGCGAAACTTGACCTTGATTTGAGCGTTGTCCAAGTCACGAAGGTACTGGTTCGTCTGTCGCTCAAGGTAGGGACACACCTGATTGAAGATCATCGTCTTCAAGTCATGACCGAAAGCGTTGGCCCAGAATCGGTAGTGTTCTCTCTCCTCTGCCATCTCAAGAACCTGAAGCTCCGTCTCCTCATTTATGATCTGTTCTGCTTTCACCTGTTTGTCGGCGACGTAGACGAGATGAGCAAACGGGTTAGTGGCATTGACGAGTATTCTAACTTTCTCTTCCAGTGCTGCCCGCTGGCTTTTAACCTTGACGCTCACCTCTAGCCCTTGAATCTCATGGCAGATCGCTATATAGGAGGCAGCGAGGTACTGCTTGGCTTCCTTCTCACCCCGCTCTGCGATCAGTTCCTCTCGCTTAGCCCTGTCATTCTTCAAAGCCTCGGCGTTCAGCTCGACCCGCTCCTTCGGTAGTGTCTGCTCACAACTCACGCATATCTCAGGGCGAGAGGCACGACGGTCGATATCCCCTGTGAGGGTATCAATCCTATACCCAAGGGAATTGATCGACTGACTCAACACTCTTTCAATAACAATCTGCTCTTCTAGCGTTCTCGCTGGCGTTCCAGGGATTGACTCCTTCAGTACCTCAATCTCATCCTCGATGTTTTCGGTAATGCAGAGGATCTTATTCAGCTCCTTCTGCGCTTGATTGAGTTCGATTGCGTTGTTGGTATTCCACCCTGCTTCCTGCGACTGGAGAGTGTGGTAGTGGGAGAGAGCGGTTCTCTTTCGCTCATGAGACATGCACTGCTCGATCTCTGCTGCTTCGACACGCTCCTCCACTAGCTTCAACTCTTCCTTCGCCTTGTCTTTCCACTTCTCAAGAGAGTTGAGGGGGAGGATCTCTTCTACCACCGCCTTCTGCTCGCTACCCGGCAGTGCCAGAAAAGACCGCTCCCTCCCTTGCCCAAAGAAGTCCGATTGGATGAATGTTTTGTGGTCTCGCCCCAACAGTGCATTGATAAGCTCTTGGGTATCCTTCTCGTTCCTCTTCGACAAATCTGTCCACACCTCTTCGAAGGCGTTCTTGATACTGAGCACCAGACAGTTCGGCTTGCGTGCCCGATAGATCCGGTACTCCTTACCATCAATCCCTTCAAAATGGATCCGCACGCCGCAGTGCTTGGCGTTCTTGATGCTGGTGTTGATGACATCGTCGGCCTTGATACCGTCCACCGTCCGACCATACAACCCCCACACAATGGTCCGGTTAGCCACGCAGGATTTACCCGCCATGTTCCCGGTGTTCTCATCGTTGCTCCACCCTGTGACCAACACCAACCCTTTGCCCGTGAGGTCGAGATCGATGGTCCCGATGCTGAAGACGTTGTGGGCGTGCAAGTTCAGCAGTTTCATTTCCTTAACTCCTCCCCTACCTTGCGACGTTCCAACGTTACTTCCTTCTGCTCTTCGTACTCTCTGATTGCCTCGGGGATGTGGAGCCCGTCGCTACTAAGGGGCTGCAGCCGGTCAACCTCCTTTATCTTCACGACGAACTCCACGGATCTTGCACCTGCCCCCGTAAACTCTTCTCGTAGTTCTTCCTGCTTGAAGTGGTCATGGTTGACCACACGAATAAAGTTGCCTTGTAGTCTATAACCAAGAGAGAACCCACACCCTGGATCATCCATGTCTACTGTCACGAACTTCGGTGCTTTGATGGGATGAAAATCCTGCTCGCCTGTATCTGTGTCGTAAACGATGAAGCCTCGGGTATCCTCCTCATCAGCCCAGTTCAACTGGAGCGGTGAGCCTGGGACTGTGGCCTTGTCCGTCACCATCCTGTAAGGATGATAGTGCCCTGCGAACACATGCTGCACGCCATCAGGTATCATATCCGTGTTGAACGCTGAGCCGGGTACGAACCCCGACTTCATAGGCACGCCATCGATCCCAGCATGCATGAAGCAGACAGGGTTGCCGCCCTTTTTCACTGCGTCCTTGAAGAACTGCTCGATCACCTCCACATTCTCAGTGTATGACAAGAAGCTGAGCTTCCTAGGTAGACCGTTGAACTCATTATGACAAGCCGTGTTGATGACGTTGATACCTAGCGCATCCAGCCAGTGCAAAGCGTGAGTGTTCATGGACTTGTCCGCTGTATCGTGGTTGCCCACAATGGCGTATGCATGGTACTTCTTATTGTGGTACTGCATGATTGTCTCCCACCCCTCGTACGCCACCCTTAACACACCAGCGTCTATCTTCCCGTGTGTATGAAATGTATCTCCGCAGAACACAATCTCATCTACTGGGTTGTCTTTGAGGTAGGCACAGATTTGCTCAAATACCTTGAACCCATCAAGCAGTCTAGAATTTATACCCATGAAATTCCATGAAGGATAATCTACAATGGTAGCCCCGTAGACATGATTGTGGAGGTGTAGGTCTGCAAAGATCAGGATCTTCATGTAGTCTTCTCCATAAAGATAAGAGCTGTTTCACACCCAAAGCTATGAAAACGCCAGAGTGCTTGAAGTCCTTGGGGTGCTGATGTGTTGCACTCCTGGCAATCAATATCGAAGAGAGTACTCTGCTTTTCCTCGCCCAGATAGTTAATCCAATAATGATACCATATGCTCTTCTTATAGTTAGGGCAATCATGGATAAAATAAGACTTCATAAGATTATCCAACCCCCAAGTAGATGGTCTGCCATAGAGACTCCAAGCCCCGTCAACATAAAGCTTTATTTCTTTTATGTTGCCTGTTAGTGACATCGTTTGGAAAATCTCATAGCTAGTACGCCTACTCATTCGAGACCCCTTCCCCACCTAGTCATGCACCCATCCTCGATGCACCAATCGATCCACTCTGTGTATGCTGCATCAATCCCACCACGGCCAAACACAAGTGCGGGCCACGACTTCCGGTCGAACTCCTCATCGTATAGCTTGTAAGCCTGGGAGCCCTTCTTATGTTCCACCCAACCCGCCTTTATACCAGCACGTAGTAGGCTCTCAGTCGTGTCAAAGCCCACTGTGTTGAGCAGCGGGGTGTCCTGCACTTCAGGGTAATCTAATTGAGACCCCTTCAGCTTTTCTATTTTAAGGCTGATCTTCTGGCCGAGCCGCTTGATCTTGTCCGTGTCTGTAATCCACCCTGCATGCTTCATCGAACAACGTACAGTAGCAGCCAGCTTGATAGAGTGCCCCCCAGACGAGTCACTCTGCTTGGCGTACTTGTTGGCTGTGATGTTGGCTGTCGCATGATTGATCATGAACAGGTTGATGTTGAGCCCTGCGATATCAGGCTGAATACGACGGATACCCCCACGGATAGCCTTGGCATCCTGTGCAATCTTCTCAATCTCGCCGATGGTCTTAGCCTTCATACCTTCAGTAGCAGCGCCAGTGACGGAGTCAACTACGATGACCAGCGGTTTGCCGTCGTTGTCTTCTTCTCTTGCCTCAATGATGTACTGGATCTGTCGGAACATAGCGTCCACTGAGTCGGGGTCGCCGATACCTAGATGATAATCAGGGTCTACACCACAGTCCATCGCTCGTAGCTCATCCCACGACTTCTCTGTGTCAAGGAACCACGCGCTACCTCTCATGCGCTGCGCTTCGGCAATGGCATGATACCCTAATGTTGTTTTACCACTGTGTTCAAATCCGTACAGCTCAACACACCGGCCTGCAGGCCAGCCTGGTTTCCCCATGTTGAAGTCTAGCTCAGGTATTCCAGTGCGAATACTCCAGGGGATGTTGCTCTTGATGTTGATGTCGCCTGGTTTGAACACGGCTGTGTTGGGATCTTTCTTTGTCTTCTTGACTACCGCTTTGAACATGTTGTCGAAGCTATTCATTTAATCTCCCGGCGGAAAGGCGGGGTGGCCCTGACCAATGGTCTCGACTCAAAGGCACCACCCCACCAGACCTTATTCTACTACAGCTTCCTGAGTAGCGTTGTCCGACTTCGCGTACACATCCGCCAACTCATCATAAGAAAGCGGAGGGTATACCTCAGTCAGATCAGTGGGCTCACCAAAGTCCACGCCTTTCGCGGTCACCTGGTCCACGATGTTAGACCGTGCAGGCACGCCCATAACCCCGTACTCAGTATCGAACCGACCCTTGCCGGTGCGTGTAACCTTCAGCTCAACACCGCTGGCGATGTTGGAGATATCACCCCAATCGCCTGCCGGATCGTTGTCGTACTCCATGAACTGCTTGAACACCATTGACCCGGACTTAACAGTGAAGATACCATCAGCTAGAGTCTTGCCGTCCGGAGAGCTGTACACGTAGGCGTTGTACAAGTAGGCTTGCTTCGCGTACAGTTTCTTAGCCTTCTTGATGTTCGTGTCTCCCTTCGCCTCGTACAGTTCCTTACCTACCTCACAGATGGGGCACTCGCTGTCGTCAATCGACGTAGGGCAAGTGAACGTCCCGTACTTCCCATCGGTCCTGAGCCCATGCTCTTTGTACGCACGGAACCATGACTTGGCACCCTTGACCGGAGGGAGGATACGTAGGTGGGTCATCCCCGACTTCAGGAAGAGGGTCTTCCCATCACCACTATCTCTGATCTTCTTGGACTCTTCGTATGCCTCGCGCTGAAAGTCCTTGTCCACCTCACCAAAGCCTGCGGGCAGGCCGTTTTCATCTTCCATTATTTGTCTCCCTCGTCCTGTTCAGCTACAGGTATACGACGGAAGTCGTAAGCCCGGTTCATCCACTGTCGCCAGATGGAAAAGTAGCGCCTGCCGCCTTCTTGCTCGTCTCGATAAATAGTGTATAGGGTTCGAGGGAACAACTGCTTCCACCAGACCATACGATTGAACTTTCGTTTCCCTTCCATTAGTTGTCTCCCTTATCCAGGTCCAGGTTGTCTGCATGGCTTTGTAGGCACACGGCACTATTAAAGCAATCATTTGCTGCATCTTTGATAGACCAGCAGTAGCCTGCTCCGGAATTCTTTCTAGTCTGCTCTAGGCTTTCCGCCGCCAAGACGCTTAGGCGAGCGTAATGCTTTTGCAGATCTTCTGCTATCTTCCTTAGTTCTTCAGACATTATTTGCCTCCCTTCTTATCCATATGTGTAGCAAGAATCCTTTCAACATCAGCCTTCGCCTCCCAACGGGATGTGAACCCCACAGAAGGACCGTGTTTGTCTCCGGAGGAGTCAAGAAAAACCCAACGGAATAGCCCTGGTTGTACTCTGTCTTCGTATATCTCTATCGATAATGCAATGCCCATGTTTCTCCTCATTCAGTATCGTCGTCGTTGACGAATTGGTTATGATTCAATTATAGCTTTTCTTTCCAAAGATTGCAACCTATTCCAATGGGCTATTTAGGACCCGAATCTCCTCCTTCTGCTTGTAGCACAGGGCGATAGCCAGGGATGCCATCTCTCGCAGGGCCCTGTAGAAGCCATCAACCATGGTGTATTGAGCCTGTGCCTTGTATGAGGCATGGCGTGCCTCAGTCACCTCAACCTGCTGGACGACATGCTCTCGGATACCAGCCTCCGTGATCTTCAGCTTGTTTTGAGCAGCTTCGATCCTAAGTGCCTGTGCCACCTCAGCTTCTACCACCTCCACCTCGTTCTTCTTACGAGAGGCATAGGCATGACACTCAGCCGCCACCTCAGCGTAGTGTGCAATACGCTTAGGGAGCGCGCACATGTCCTTGTTAAGGGTTTCATCACTGAGAGCTAGGTCACTATCGGTGTCTAGCTCCACTGAGTTGGCGACCCACTGGCCTTCTTCCAAGTATTCCACTGTTACTTCAACCATTTACTTCTCCTTCGTTTGAGCATACGTTCCCCGAAGCTGCTGGGGGTGTCTGCGGGTGGCCACAGTAGATACAGAAGACACCCATTATGGTCTGCGAGTTAGGGCTCCAGATGTGCTCGCACCCTGCCATGTTATCGTTGTATTTGACGGTGAAGTCTGAACCTGAGCCACAATCCTCACACTTAGGAACCCAGGGAGCGTAGCACTTGTCGCACACAGGGCATTGCCACCCCATGTTGATTGATACTGTTGCCATGTAGTGTGTTGCTTTGCTGTCTGTTTCGTTATCCATTATACTTCTCCTAGCTCTTTGACTCTAAACCTTCTAGTATCAAAAGATACACACCCACTACAAGCGCTGCGATCACAAGTCCGCCCATTAACAAAGGTGCGTTTATCCCCAAAGTGACGAGCCCTGCTACACCTGCAACCATACCTGTTGTGATTAGCGATGCCTTCGGTTTATTTTGCATTGAGTTCTGCCTCCGACCAGCTCTGCCCGATGCCCACCTTCATGGTGAAGCGCCAGTTGTCGAGCTGGGGTACGGGACGATTCGAGATCTCACGTAGCTTATCTTCGAACCAACCCAGGTGTTCGTTCTTCACCTCAAACAACCCGGAGTCATGCACCGTGATGATGAGGGCCGCTTCCTCTTCCGTCATGAGACCTACCTTGATCTGCTCCTCAAGGTACGCGTTCATGGCGTTAAGGGTACGGATAGTCACCGATGCAGCCGGTGACTGGATGGTGCCGTTCACTGCCTGTCGCTCAGCGTTCTCCCTCGCCCACTTGTTGCCTGAGTTGAGGGTGCTGCCCATGTGCTTGACCCTACCAAACGGAGTGACGTGGATGCCAGCGTTAGCTGAGATCTCAGCCACCGTGTTGATGAAGTACTCACCCGCAGCAGGAAACCGTTCGTCCAGCGCAGCGTACCCGTCCTGTATCATCTCCTTCGTCACAGGCCACTCGTTTCCTTCCAGGTCCATCCACGTCAGCTTCATCAGCGAGCGCCCTTCCACCGCACCGTACACCCTACTGAAGTTGACGGGCTTGGCGAGGTCACGGTTGTGGGCACAGACCTGATCGTCCTCAAGCCCTACGAACTGAGCAGCCGTGGCCTTGTGGATGTCCTGGCCTGATCGGAAGATCTCCATCATGTTCTCATCGCCTGACTTGATGGCGAGGACAACCAATTCAATTTGAGAAAAGTCCCCATAGACCATGCTGTAGCCCTCTTGAGCTATGAACATGTCCCTCAGGTTGCCCAGGCCTTTCTTGATACGCTCCCAATCAAGGCGAGGAATCTGGTGAAGGAAAGCGCAGGAAGGCCGACCATTAACAGTACCATGCAGCAGCACACTGATCCTAGCCCTACCATCAGCAGACCCACTCATATCCTTGGCGTTGTTCATGTAGGTACTGATCAGCTTGGTGAGCGAGCGGTACCTCATGAACTCCTCCACGATGGGGAGCTTCTTGATGAGGGGCAGCAGCTTAGATTTGTCAGTGCTGTAGCCTTGGGTGGTCTTGGGGGTCTCTATATCCCTCCCGTACCCAGCCTGGATGATGGCCTTAGCCACATCATCTGACTTGTCGCCGTTGAACTCAGGCCACGTCCGTTTCTTGAGGCTGATAGACAGCTCAGCCTGCTCCTTCACGAACTCCTCGGTCAGTGTGTCGATCACGTCTGTAGACAAACGAGTGCCCTTCCACTCAGCCTTCATCATGGTGCGGATGAAGGGATGCACCTCATCCGTGTATAGCTGCCACTGGTCCGGTAGGTTCTGCAGCCTGGAGTAGTACCGGCAGAACAAACGATACGTACTCTCAGCATCCTTGGCCCCGTAGGGATGGAGGATCTCATCAGGTACGTGATCATAGGTGTTCCGTAGCACCCTACCATGACCTGTGATGTCGTGGACTGCTTTACTGTAGTTGCCTGTGTTCAGCTCTAGGTCAGCGAGGTACTCAAGGTCATGCGGCGGGTGCTCCCACAGGACGTGATGGAGAAGCAGGGTGTCGAACAGGAAGCCCTTAGTCTCTATGCCGAGGTGCTTCCGCATCACGCACATGTCGTACTTGATGTTGTGGGCGACCTTCGGGATGTTGGGGTCTTCAAAGATCTCCTTCAGCTTTTCTATGATCCGACCCCGGTACCCAAAAGCAGACCACCGGGCCTTCAACTTCCAATCCGTGCCATCCGGATCGTGGTTGTAGAAGGGCAGCACTGCCACTGTCTGAGTATCCTCATTGTAACCCCAGCAGAACTGCAAGCAGATTAGGGGTTGCTCGCTCCAGGGTAGGCCCCGTGACTCAGAGTCAAAGGCGAACATTCCCTTCCTCCGGATCTGCTTCACCATCCAGTCTAGGTCAGCGAGGTTGTCGATCAGCTTGTAGTCCACGTCCTGCTGGTGTGGGTTGACGAGGTCGCCCTCAACCACAGCCTTGGCGAGGATCAGGTCCTTGACCATTGTGCCCTGGAGGCGCGGGTCAGGGTTCATGTACAGGGCGTTGGGATCGGTTGTAACCATGAGTTTGTACACCTTGTCATTGGTGTCGTCATGAGGAAAAGCTTTCTCAATGATCTTTCCGTGCAGCTTATTAACGCCGCCCTCCCCCATCAGGTTGAAGGCACGGAGGGTAGCTGCCCCCATAAGTACCACCACGTCAGGGTCCACGGCCTTCAGCTCATCGCCCAGATGCCCCATGCAAGCTAGGATCTCCTGTACCGAGGGCGGTCGCTTTGGCGGCGAGCACTTGACCAGCCCCGTGACGTAGACATCGCTCTCATCTAGGGTTGCGAGGGCCAGTAGCTCCTTCAACTTCTCAATGTTTCGGCCCTTGCCCAGGGTCCCAATGTCCTTGTTATCAGGAGATTTCACCACAATCATGACTTTGTGGGGTACTGGGGCCTCTAGATTCGACGTCCTAGGGGTGTAGAGCAGGTTATGGCCCGCGACCTGGACCTGCTTGGTCAGCGACCCTAGCTTACAGGCCGGTTGGCCGTCACAGCTCAATTTACAACTTTCTGTCATCTGCTCTCCTCATGCGATACACACGGGTCTTCCTCTAGCTTGCGGCAATGGTCCGCGATTAGATCCCCAAGCGTGGTCACACTGATCCCCCATTTCTCAGCCAGCCAGATGAAGGTCTTCCCGTTCTCATGGATCTCCCAACACAGCAGCTCTCCGAAGCTCCCACCGCAGCCAGTCGGGTGGTCTTTGTACTGCCGCTCGATTATCTGTTCAAGCCTCTCTAGGTACGGCTGCTCTGTCATTGCCCTCTCCTTCTCAGTCGAATACGAATGTGAAGCCTCAAAATAGGTGTCAATAAAGCTCGAACCAACTTCAATTTAGTTATAATGAAAGCTAATCTTATCTCATTTATTTTCATATTTACCTGTTTATAATCTTTTACTTCCATCGCGTGCCTCTTTTAATAGCACTCACTGCTGTCTGGTTAATTCCATACGCTTTGCCAATTTTAAGTTGAGTTCTACCATCAACACGAATAGCGTGAACTTGATCCCAAGTTAGTTTTGCGTTTCCGTGTTGGGTTCCCCGTGGGCCTCGTTGACGCCCTTTGCTTACCATATCAGCTATATTGTCAGCCTTCGTACCTAAAAATAGATGAGCCGGGTTAGCACAAGGAGGGTTATCACACTTATGCAAGACGCACAGCCTTTCTGGAATAAAACCAAAGACAATTTCCCATATTGCTCTATGTACATAAAGCTTTTTACCATATTTTCCGCCACTACCGGTCTGTCCATACCCTCCCCGGGTACAGTAACCCTGCCATTCCCAGCATCCACTAGGTTGTAGCTTAAGCCCCCTCTGTAGCCTGTCAGTTAACGGTATACTTTTATACGGCATTAGTTCTCCACCTACTCATCCGCTTCTCTCCTTTTACACCTCGGGCACCCTGGCTGACTTCGGAAGTACTGATGTACAAGGTTGCACTTCAAACAACGCCATAGATCCCCGCTAGTAGCATCAACAAAGCTATCTATTTCTTGATGTCTTTTGGGGTCCATAGTCTTTCTCCTTTTCATCTACGTAATGTGTACACTTTTCGCACGGGTCGTGACCACATGATTTGGCTTCCTCGTACTCAAAGGCGTCCCAGCGCTGGGGTCGACCTGGGCACTTCCCTTTCCCAGGCCAGTAGCTTCTGTGGCACTGACAGCAAGTTGTCACATCAAAGGTATCCTATTAGCATACTCTAGATCATCGATCCTAATCTCTAGCATCTGGATCTTCTCAACGAAGAAGAAGCAAACGTCACAGAAGGGGCCTTCGCCCTCGCGATTGTAGTTGAACGACTCAGCTTCGCCGATTGTTATCTTCCTATTACAGACGTCACAGAATAGCATCTTCATGATTCTTTCTCCAGTTCTTCCATGGCGTAGTCGTACCCCTCCCAGTTGTCGACTCCGGCTCCTTCCAATGCTGAAAGCATCAGATCTCTCTGTTTCAATTTCACCAGTTCTTCAGCGATTACCTTTGCTTCCTCAAAGGTGTCATTGATTCCATAGTAGTCGGCGTCGCCGTCATCAATACGATGCTGCATATCTACAATGAACCTGTCCAGTTGTTCGTCTGTCATGTCTAGTGCTTTAGCCATCGATCATCTCCTTCAGTTCATCCTTCGTGTAGTCATCCGGTTGTCCCTTGATGTGGACGGCCCTACTTGGTACACCTAGCTCCTTCAGTTTGCGCTGCGCTTTCTGCGAGGCGTACTCAGTCCCTTCGTCCCACAAGAAGGTGACATGGTTGATGCGGCTGTGTAGTATCTTGTCGATGTGTGTGTTGCTCAGGTGTGACCCAAACGTCGCAGTGGCATGGATATCACGCAACCACATGGATACAAATGAGTTTTCCACCAGCACGATATCATTCCAAAGTCTGCACTCCTCCCAGCCTAAGAAGTAGTGGGTGATGGGGTGCCCGCTAGCGTAACGGTACGGCGTCTCACCCGCCTTGAACCAATCCTCAGGTGGGTTCTCCTTACGCACCCTACGTGAGTTGTACTGCACCAGCTCTCCAGCTTCGTATACTGGCACGTACAATCGTTTCTCATCCTGATGGATCCGGAACTTTTGGATATGATCCCATGTCACACCTCGATAGCTAAGTGCGTCAACCGCCATGTCGAGGTACTCAATGGGCTTTGCTGCTTTGGGCAGAGCTACCGGCTTGGAGAGCACGGCATCAATGGTGTCAAGAGCAGGCAGGTACCCTGCCTGTTTAGGGGTGTGGCCTACTTTGTCGATCAGCTTATCGAGAGGCCATGCCTCCCGGCACGTAGCCCTGTGGCAGTACCCAACCTGCTTCTTCACGTTGAAGTAGCATGAGGGGTGCCCGCACTCAGGGCAGTCGAACTGTAGCTCGGCCCCGTTCTTCTTATTGACGGCGAAAGCGGTCAACATCCAAGCTGTTATATCTGCTGTGGTGTATTCGCTCATCAAAACGGGGTATCCTCGTTCGTCTTGGTCCGTGTCTCTTCTAGCCTGGCGAGCAGTTCATCAGCTCGCTCGACTGCTTCAAAGATAGACAAGGTGGTAAACTCACTTTTACACCATGTTTTACTGGTAGCGAACTTCAGCGCCGCCTCGAAGCGCTGCTGCTGGTGTACCCAGTACTCTTTCTCTTCAAATTCACCCTTCATATCATACCTCCCTTAGGGGTTGGGGCTCCACCTTTGAACGTGAAGCTGGTCTTAGAGATCAGCCTACGACAAGGAGCACCGCACACACGTTGCTTGATAGGTGTGCCGTATCCTTCAAGCCCTTCAAGCTCATTACTATTTATGGTTTCTCTGAAGTAGCACACCTTCAAAGCATCCGCAGTGATACGCTGCTCAATCTCAAACTCATGACCCGCGTCGCATTTGTAATCATAGTGAGGCATCATCAGCCTCCTTCGTCAGCCTACGACAAGGGGAGCAACACTGCACCTCATTGCCATCTTGATCAGTGCCCAGCTTGGGGCACACAGTCAGAGGATCTTCGGTGATCCGTTGCTCCACCTCTGTCTCATGCCCGCTATTGCATATCATCTCGTAGTGCGGCATCGACATCCTCCCATTCTTCTTTCTCCTTAGTTGTCTAGCCTGTAAAAGTGATGCATCATTTCAATCTCACCCGGTATCACTTTCCCACATAGTTCACACGCCCTGTGACGTAGCCCACATTCTACCATCCCGGTCACCCAGCTGTCTTGCTTCACCACCCCGAACTCAGGGTGCTTGTGGGTGATGAAGGCACCGTTGACCAGCCAAGCATCTACGTAGATATCCATCTCATCGGTCTCAGCTACGAACAGCTTACTACAACCGAGGTACGTCAGTGCATTGAGGTGTGTCATGGCTCCTAGGAGGGCGTCACCGTCCTGAGGCATGCTCAAAACCACGCGCTTGTAGTAAGTCTCTATGTCTATGTACTGAGTGCCGTCCCATTCTACCATTCTGGTTTTGGCTCCTTCGCCTGGATTATAGGTGTGAGACTTAGAAGGCCCCCTCATGCTGGCATCACACCAAGACATGAGGGGGTGTGCTGTTGTCCCCTGAAGTTGAATGGCTGGTTTCGTTGCCCAAAATACATCAACCCCTCAGAGGGGAGAAAGCTGGAGTCATGTACCACAGTACAATTATTACTATTCCCATCTCTCTCAATATAGAACCACTGTTCTTGTTGTAGTCCTTTACGTTTATCTTCTTCTTGTCTTTGTTGTTTACCTTTTATGGTGCCACTCTGGGCGTGTTGGTCGGGTATTACTCTTTTCGAGCAGGATAGATGAATATCCCAATCTCTAGGCGAGAGTGCCCACCGGGGCGAGAACCTAAGTCCGCTCATATAGTACCTCCCTTTGTCTGGGTGCCTCCCTTCATCGAGACGCTCCCTTATCTCTCTACTACATTATAGCTTTTCTTTCAAACTTTTGCAACCTACTCCTTGGCAGCCCGCCTCGCTGCCTTTTCTTTCTTCTGCGCCTGCTGCTCAGCAGGGGTGTAAGCCCGCTTACGAGGACCTTCATCAACCTCGCAAGTGTCTGCTTCTACTTCGTTATTCGTGATACTCATCCTGCTGAGGTCCACCTCAAGGAACACGCTCCGCTTGGACCGCTTGGCGAACCTTTGCTTGAGGTCAACCAGCTCCATCACGATCTGTTCATCGGATAGTTCTTGTTGCC